TTTTTTTTTTTTTTTTTTTTTTTTTCTTTTTCTGGGTTTTCTTTTTGTTTTATTGATTCATAAAAAATACGATCTAAATACATTTCATCTTTCATTTCATCTTGTATCGTAGCCTTATCATATTCAGAATTATATTTAAACCATAAACATTTTTTCTCTTTTACTGTATTTTGTTCTTTACTTATACTTTTTTCTATTATTTTTTCTAATAATGGTCCGCTCATTCTGTTTTTAACTCCTTCAAAATTTTTGTTATAAATACTGAGACATTTGTCTTTATCATATTCATTTTCGGGATTCGCTCCTCCCAAATGACTGTTTCGTGATCCTGCTACTTTATTTACTGCTACTTGATTTGTTGCTGCTACTGCTTTTGCTGCTTTTGCTGCTTTTTCTGCTGCTTTTTCATCTGGTGTTTTACAATATCTATCTAGTTTGTTTTTATAAAAACAACTGGCATCTCTCATATCTCCCCCATCAATTGTAAATACAGTTTTTATATCTTTATTTACTTGTTTTTGTAGTAAATCAATTAGAGTGTTTTTTATTCCGGTTGTTTTGCCACTTGCACTTGGTCCCATAGCAAAAATTATATATACTTTTTCTGTTGCTACTGCTGCCGGTTCTACTGCTGGTGCTGCGTCTTTTGCTTCGGTTCTTGCTGCTTGTGGTTCTGCTACTTCTGCTTCTGCTTCTTCTTTTGTTGCTTTTTCGACCGATACTGTTTCTGTCTTTTTAATGTAATTGCGAGGTATCATACCAACTTCCCTGGTTCCGTCCGAGTTTATAAGGTAACCCTTATACCAACCATCGACATTCTCCTTAACTATACTAATCAGGTCACCTTTTTTAAAGTTCAAATTATCTCCATATATGTTCTGTAATTCTATTGAATCATAGAGTGCTTCTGCTTGGTACTGTTCTTTTTCTACTGGTGCTGGTACTGGTGTTGTTACTGCTCTTGCTGGTGCTGGTGTGACTGGTACTGGTGCTGGTGCTACTTGTGCTGCTGCTGCTTGTGCTTGTTCTTCTTCTTCTTTTTTTACTCTTGCTAGTGCTATTTTTTGTTCTTCTTCTGTTGGTGGGTATAGTTTTTCATTAATTGTACTTACATTTTGTGCTTCTACGGATGTAGCTATATGAACTTTTGTTGGTTCGGAGATATCTTGTGTTGTTATTTTGGTTTCTTTTTTGTTTTCTCTTGCTGCTCTTGCTGGTGCTCTTGCTGGTGCTCTTGCTGCTTTTATATCAGTTATTATATTTTTAAATACTTGTTCATCAGTTAGTGTTAATTTTTTAATATCATATTGTTTATGTTCCTGACATTCAAATCCGTTTTCTATTAATTTAATTTTATTACGATTTTTTTCCAGTGAATCATTTATTTCTTTAACATATGAACATTCATTATCCCATTGACAAATATGTTTTAAACAAAAACTTGACCCCTTAACTTTTAAACGTTTGCAACCATTATATTTGTATGTATTACCAAAATAACATCTATGGTCTAAACAATAAATTTGAGGCTCTTCTTCCAAATCTGTAGTAGGTGGTACTTTCAAAGTTGTAGTAGGTATTAGTTTTTTACATCCTTTATAATGACATACTTTTTCTTTATAGTGTTTTAGACAATATTTATGTTCTTTTAGATCATCTGGTATTTTTTTTCCTGGGTCTACTGCTTTGGCATAATATTTATATATTAACTCTTCACACTCTTGACACTCTTGACATTTATGTTTTTTACAATAATTGTTTGTTTTATCTTTCTTTCTCTTACAGTTTTTATAATTACATATTTCATTCATATAACAATCAAAACAAAGATTATATTTATTATGAGTATATTTATATATCAATTTGTCGGAATGCTTTTCGCACCTATGTTTTTTGCAAAATTTTTCTATCAAAATAGGATCTATACGACTTGTACAATTTAGCTCATTACAAGAATGTTTTACACAATAGTCTGAATTATTTTTTTTTGGAGCAGAACAAGAATTGCCATAAAATTTACAACAATCCTCAGTGGTTTCCTTTAATAGAACTGTATGAACATCTGGTTTTAGTCTTAAATATGGTTCTTCTTTAATATCAACTTTTTCAAATAAAAGATTAAATTCTTTTTGAGTAAATTGTTTATTTAATTCACTATTATATATTTTTATTATAATATATTTTACTATATCTAAAATATTTTTATTATTACAATTAGTTCGTCCTAGCATACTTATTGCAATTTTACTTGTTCGTAATTTACAAAATTTTAATGAAGTAGATGAAGTAGTTGAAGTATATAAATCATTATAAAATGTTTCTAAATCTGTATATGCTCCGTTATAATAATCTGATGTATCTTCTTTTTGTAGAGATTTAGTTTTTATTTTTTTATATATATCACTTAAAATTTTATTAGTGTTAATTGGTTGAGTTTTACTAGCTTCAGTGTTAATATATACTAATAAACTAAAATATAATAATTGATATATAAAACTTAATTCTTTACTGTCCCCTTTATGCCTATTATAATATTCACGAAAGTCTACGACTTCATTTTCTGTTTTTTGTTTATCTCCAATTGCGTCGTTATTTAAAAATGTTTTATTTGGTCTAAATTCAGGCTTAGGTAATATCCGTTCTGAATTGTCACTACTTACAATTAATGTCTCATCATTATTTAAACTAAAAACTTTTATTAATTTTGTAGTTTCATGATCTAAAAATAATATATTATTTACTGTTCTCTTATCTTTTTCTTGATCTTTTTTATCTAATATTTTATTAATATCTTTGTTATGTAATTTTATATTATCATAAATTACGACAGGGATTTGTTCTAATTTTATTTTATATTCTTTTATATCTTTTGTTAATACTTGTACTTTATAATTTTTACTTGAAAATAAATTAATATGTTGATGAAATTTTTCTTTAAAATGGGGTTTTTCTTTTATTTTTTCATAAAATTTATTCAAGATAGTAATCAATTCTTCATTATTTAAAAATTTATTTGCTTTTAGCACTTCAACATCGATTTTTAATAATAGAATTAAAATATCTTTAATTTTTTCTTTAGAAGTTTTTTTTTCTCTAGAAAATATCCCAAATATACCGCTCCCACCTTTATGTATATTTTTTTTCATTGTTATCAAACTATGTCTATTATTTTTTTTAGTCATCTTGAAATTTATATTCTTATTCCTAATATTTTTCCTACTTTTCATTATATTATTAAAATATTTTATTTTTATTTATAAATCCTTACATTTAATCATATTATTCCGTAAATAACATACAACTGATAATCTTGTATAATCCTTTGTCTTACCTTTTATTTCCGTATTACAGTGCGATTCGTGTACGTCCATTGCGAGAAAATCCCCTTCCCTTACATCAAAACAAACTCCATATTGCGGAAACCCCGTAAAACCTCCTTCATATTTTCCCTCTTCGCATACCAATAAATTACCGAAACCGTCTATATAATCTCCAGAATCTTTATGTAATCCAGTTCTCCAATTATAATTAATAGTTAAAGTGCTGAAAGCAGTATCTGCTATAACAAATTTCGTTTGTTGTGCTCTTTGATATTGTTTTTTATAATGTACCGGAACTAAATCCTTAAAAACTCGATCCGCTGCTCGAATATAAGGAATTACATTTTTGAATTTTTCAGGTTCATTCGCATTAAAGGCAGTTAAACGACAAGGTTGATTTATAGTATTAGTATTTCTATCTGGTCTATCGAAATAACCGATAATATTACTCTGTGCTTTATTTCCAATATAGTTATTGACTAATTTATGTGTTGTATCTGAATAATAACCGTAAATTCTATATTTTCCTTGTTCCTTGACATTTTCTTTTTTAACATATTGTGGGACTTTTTTGAAATCTATAGGTCCTGCAGCAGGACCACGATTATCATGTTCTTTTTTGGCAGCTTCTTTTAAATTATCAATCACTAACTTACACAGTTTTTTAGGTATTACCTTTTTCCTGAATTTTGCCAATAATACTTTCTTTCCGTCTTTTAAATAATAAACATCTAAATCCTTTTTTATAATATGTTTAAAATGCTTTTTACTGAAATATTCACTTTCTTTGTCTTTGATTTCTTCATCAGTCATAAGTTTTTTCTTTATAATGAGTTGTTTAACCTTTTTAGATTTTTTTATAGTTTTTTTATTATTTTTTATATTTTTTATACTTTTTATATTTTTTATACTTTTAAATTTTTTAGTTTTAACCATATACTATATGATACTAAAACTTTTTTCTTAAAAATAATTAATGAATATAGAAGATTGAAAAAGAAAAAGAAGTTATTAAAAGATATGCTAAAAATATTATAATAAAGTAAAAATTGAAATTAAGTAATATTGTAATAAATTTAAACTATATGTGTAATTTCTTCTGTTTCTTCTATCGACATATGACTTAAATATCCCTTAATAAACTTATTCATATCATCTTTATATTGATAATTACTATTAATTAATATTTTACTAGGGTTTTTATTATTCTTTTTGAAATATTCTACAAACATATTATTAAGTAATGAATAGTTATAATATGTAATATAACTCTTCTTTAATCTTCTACCTTTAGGTGGTTCTACTAAATTTATACATTTTTCATTATCACACTTTTTAATTTCTAAATCATATACTTTATTAGTTAATTTTTCAATATTTTCCTGTTCTTCCGTTAAATGAACGGATTCAGTATTCTTTTCTGCCTCCTCATTTAAATCTAATTTTTCCCCTGCGAAATCCAAACCTAAATCGTCATCTAATACATTTTCTTCTTCAGAATCAGAATTATTTAAATCTACTGCTTCCAGATTTAACTCTAAATTTTCATCTATAGGCTCGTCTATCATACTTCCCATTGTTTCTGCCTTTCCACTACCAACTTCATCTTCTTCATCTTGACCCGAAGAAGTCATTAAATCTATTAAACTTTTAGGTTTAGATTTAGGTTTATCTTCTTTAATATCAGGAATTTCTATCTCGTGTTCCATTTCTTCAACTGCTTCCTCTTCTTCTTGATAATATTCTTCTTCCCCATTATCATGTATATCTTCGCTTTTACTATCATATAACCTTCCAATACATGATATTTGTGTATCATTATATTCGAATTTTATACCTACGATTTCCACGTCAACACAAGAACCAATCTTTACTTCATCATATCTATTATCTCTCAAATGGTGTTGTTTCGCAAGAATTATAGTAAGAGGAGAGGGTTTATGGTCGTATAATTCACAAAAAATACCCATTTTATTACGATTTAAAACAGAACATTTAATAATCATTCCTTCTGTCGGATTACAACATAATACTTTATACCATATCTTAAAAGTACAATTACCATTAAATTGTGCCTGTAATATACTTCCTATACTCCTTTTGATTATATTTACACTATTTTCTTTAATATAACCATTCTTATCGCATTTACCTTCAACGCGTTGTTTTATCTTTTCTAGAATAATATCGTCTATACTTTGATTATATTCATTTGGTTTTAATTGAATATTAGTTGATAAAATACTTTCTGTGAAAATGTCACTCATTTATAATATTTATAATATTTTAATTTAAATAATAATAATTCAATCAATTTTTATTTATTTATAATTATTTATATGTAATCCTTGATATAAATTATTTATATGTAATTATTCATAATTTATACCATGTAATCCTTGATTATAAAAATATAATTTTCCTTTTGGTGTTTCTTTTTGACTCATATGTTCTTTATATCTAAAAAATAATTCGATCACCAAACATTTATATTTTTGTTTTGACTCGTCGTCCAATAATCTATCACCGTCTTTTAAAGTCTTCATTAAAGGTATTAGTAATTTTCTGTTAGTAGTTGCACTATTTTCACATCCAACACCTGGTTTTAATGTTCTTCTATTATTAGCATTTGTATCTCTATTATCTACAAGTTTAAATTTAATTCTATCACAGAAATATAATCCATACATGTCTGCAAAATCTCTATTTCTATATTTATTCCATTTGTAATTTTCGTGATATGTATCTAATATAATTCTATCCTGTGTGGAAGAATTTATAAATTTATTATTGTATAACTTATAAGAAAACAACTTACTCTCTATTTTACGACTAATAGTTTTAGATGAATATATCCTATACCCTAAATAATCAATATCCATATTTCTTTCATATCCTTCCTGTCTATTAAATTCCAAATGATTATATAAACAATATTTAATTAAATAATTTAACTTTTCATCTACTATATCTACACTATCTTCATATACTTCTTTTAAAGATATATTTAAATGTTTTACAATTGGATTTGGTTTGCCCGAATCAACTAAATCAACTAAATCCTTAAGAAGTTTGGAATTATAAGGTACATCCTTAATCTTCGTAATTAAGAATTTTACAATATTTTCTTTTTCTGACATAGATAAATTATCATATTGATATTCTATTATAACTATTTCCTTTAAGAAACCAGATTTCTCTAAGAAATCTAAATGTAATTTTATATTCTTCTTCTTTTTAGTTTCCTCGTTTTCATTATAAAAATAATCTTCTGTTTCTAAACTAATCTTACAAAATAAATTTATACTATTATTTAATTCCCTATCTACATTTTTCTTAGTTTTTATCTTAATAGTTTTTTCTTTTTTGGCATTATTCTTTATGGCATTATTCTTTATGGCATTATTCTTTATGGCATTATTCTTTATGGCATTATTCTTAATTGTTTTATTCATTACCAAATTTTTCAATACCACCTTATTTATCTTATGTTTATATTCCAATCTTCTATAAACTATTGGAATATCTTCTGGTAAATCTATTGGTTGGAAAATATAATAATCTCTCTTATTAATTATTCGCCCAGGTCTATTATACATATCTTTGATTTCTATTTCCTGCTTTATTAAATTATCAAGGGCAAAATATAATATTTCGTCTTTTTTATATATTTCCATTTTATCATTTGCTTTTATATAATCTTTGATATCTTCTAATCTAAATACTACTCTCATATATTGCTCTTCTTTTCCAATATTTATAAATAAATTTTTAATTAAATTCTGGTAATGCTCTATATCCTTTATAGAGAATTCCTTAATATATGTTGTATCATCTATTTGTTCTGTTAAATTCTTTTCTTTATTACCTTTACTAAAACATTTAATAGGTTCACATTTTTTACCAGTGCTATAATTACAAATATCTGTAAATGGTTTATCTGCTAAATTAAATTCTATTTCATTACCACGAGAATCTACTATTTTAATATTTTTATACCATACATTATCCATATAATTATTACCTTCTTTGTTTAAATAACAATCGATGGCGGAAGATTTAATAATTCTCTGTATTTTCCCCATATTTATTGCTTTTTTCTCTGAAATTTTATACATTCGTAAATCGCTAGTCTCCTTATTTGTCTCTTTTGGTTCTATAGCAGCATACATATAAATAGTTACATTACGCTTTTCCAAAGGTAAAAAATTATGAGAACAATTACGAATACCTCTACCATTGATTTGCTCTATTCTATTCATATGAAACCACGGATCTAAAATATGAATTTCACGTACATTATATATACTTATACCTTCGGAAGCTGCTCTAGTTCCTAATATAAATTTAACTAAACCACCATCCATATTATTGACTTCATCTTTATTCTTGTAATTATCAAATTCTTTACTGGAATCACCTGTTTTCATTAAATATTTAAGTGGTTTACCATTTTCCATTCTAGGTTCCACATTATTATTTTTTAAAATATTCTTTCCACTATAATTAAATATACCCATTAATTCTAAAAATATCGCAAGAGGATAGATACCAATATACTTAAATTGAGAATATACAAAAATTATACCTTCAGGCATTCTTCTCATTATTCCCGAAATAAAAGTATGGATTTTACAAGAAATTCCCTCCAAATTATTTAAATCAAACATTGCTTCATAACCCTCGTTAATTTTACAACTTATTTCTGTAGTATCCTTAAAATCAATTGCTTTATGAAATCCACTCGAACCATAATGATTAGAAGCACCGCTCATATCTTCTTTTTGTAATCCTAATTCATTCCCATATACCATATTACATATCTGTGCTCCACTATCAAATGCTCCAGAATTACTTTCTTCATAATATTTCCTATATACTTCTAACTGTAATCCCTTCATTTCACAACCTATAATTTGTAAATGTTTTATAATATCATCTCCCAAAGGTTCATTATGTTTATCGTATTTGGGATATAAACTACCTCTAATAAATCTTTTTTCATAATTTAAAGGATATATTTTATAAGGAAAATTTATTGGATTTTCACTTCTCAAATATGAAATATAGCCATTCATTTTTTTTCTTAATATCATTTCACCTCCAGATTTTAAATTTTTATCCTTATCAAAAATATCACTTTGCTTCATTAAAGGTATTTTGTCATTTAATAAAAGTAAATTTAATAAATCTACTATCTCAAAAGCTTCATTATACATAGGCGTAGCAGTCAATAATACTAACTTTAAATTTTCAGCATTTCTTAAAACATTCTTTATTGCTGGAGAGAACATTTTCCCTACTAATTTTTCTGGTTTATCTTTTTTATTTTCATTTTTACTTTTATTTATACTTTTATTTTTATTTATACTTTTATTTTCATTTATACTTTTATTTTCATTTACATTTATATTTTCATATATATTTATACTTTGATTATCTTCTTTTTTCCCACTTTCAATAGTTTTACAAGCAATATTATGTGCCTCGTCAATAATAATCATACTATCTGAGAAATATTCCTTTAATCTTTTTTTTATAAGTTTATTCATTTCAGTAAGATTTTTAACTTTTGTATTTTTTCTTTTAACATTTGCTATTATTCTATTTACTTTAGTAACAAATCCCATATAACCATAAAATTCATAATACTCCCCTAATATATTATCTACTAACCTAGACATATTTTTTTTTTTTGTTAAACCTTTTTTTATTATACCATCCATAAAATAACTTTCTCCGGTGCATTTTTTTTTAGCATTTTCAATACTTTTTTCTATCAAAGATTTATTTAAAATCTCATTTTTAAAATTTTCTGCAATACTTGGATTCAATAAAACATAAATCTTCTTCTTATTCCCTTTAATTATTTCCTTTAAACCTTCAGCAACTGTTATAGCAGTACAAGTTTTACCTACACCAACACCGTGATATATTAATAAACCATTATATGGAGTATATGGAGATATGTAATTTTTTAATAATTTCTGGGGATTAGATAAAAGACGAGGACCCGAAGGATTACACATTTTTTTTGATAATTTATTTATTTCTTTCTCTAAACTTTTATTATTAATTTTTGGGGCATTTAATTTATATTGATGAAATTCCTTCTTATGATATAATTTATGACTTAGGTCTAAATCAAATAATTCCGGATAGGAACCGTCATTATCTATATCACGCTCTAAATTATTTACTAACTCTTTTAATGCTTCCAATTTTACCCTATTTTCATTATTAAATGAAAAATTATTATTATATTTATCATTTTGTAATATTTTATTTACTTCTTCATAATAAAAAGATTTAGACTTCTTACCATATTGTTTCTTTTTATCCTTTATTCTGGTTTTAATATTGTTTTCATTCGCTTCTAATTGTAATATATTGTTTTTTTTAGTTTCCATTTATATATATATATTATATATAATTTAGAAATAGAAGATTTCGTCAAAAAGTTTTTTTATTTTATAATTTTTTAAATAAAATTGAATAGAATAAATTATATTTTATAATATTTATTATGGAAAATAGACACACATTACTATTTATTACACACGGAATACAGGAATATAATGGTGGAGATATTTATAATTATAATGACGGAATTTATATAAATATAACTACGGGAGAATATTTAGTTATTTGGAATGGTCAAAAAAAAGGAAGAGAAGATAAATTAGTAAAAGATAGAAATAATATTCATATATGGTTTAGAGAAAATAAAAAATTAAAATTTAGTTACTTAGGTAAAGTGAATAATAAATTAATTTTACAACATAGAAATAATGATAATTTATTACAAATACAATTCAAATTAGATACAATAAATTGCCCTATACCTACAGGAACACTCGCAAGTGACTTAGGTAAGGGGACTTCTTATCGTAGATATAAAAAAGATTGTTTTATAAAATTAGGATTAACCCCCGTTAATAATTATTACGCTTCGGGTATTAAAGAAGGTATTACTAATTTAGATTAGAAATATTCTATTTCTAAAATTTTTTTATTTTTGATCTAAACTTTTTTTAAAAGTTTTTTAACAATTATTATTCTTTAACAGTTTATTAACTTTCTTTAAAACCTTTTTTTTTTCCTCATTATAATGTCTTATTTTCTGTAATGATTCTGCCAATGAAAACCACCCGATTTTACTAATTTCCGTACATTGATGAAAATTTTCATAATCAATTTTCAAGTCTATATCCTTATTACTCTGTCCTATATAATAGGTATGTTTGTATTTAATACCATTAGAACCATAAAAAATCTCCTCGATAGGAGCAATATTCTTTAAAACATTATATTCTTCCCGTTGATATCCTGTTTCTTCCTCAAATTCTCTAAGTGCACAATCATAATCGGTTTCTCTAAGATTCCTTCTTCCTTTTGGAAATCCCCAATCTTTCTCTATATAAGTAATATTAGATTTTATAATTAGTTCTTCTAAAGAATTTTCTTTTCTTTCTTTTATCTTGTTAAACTTATTTTTAGATTCTTCATATTCATTCTTATAATGGTTCATATTCCTATTAAACCACAAAATATTCCATAGTTCGTCGAATGTATGTTTCTTCAATTTATCTATTTCACATACAGTCATCATTTCCAATAATTGTTGAATATATTTATAGTCAAATTCCCTATATTTACCTCTTAAAAATTCTATAAATCCTAAAGTATCTTTTCTTTGAATTAATAGATATCTATATCTATCATCTAATTTATCTTTTTCATTAAAATTTTCATTATTTTTAAATAGAATTACTCCACAACTAGTTATAGGTAGATTACAACGTTTATAGGTATGTCCTAAATTACCACAGTTTCCACAAAAGGTGTTTTGATATTCACCGGATTTTTTACGTTTACTCATTTATACTAAAGTTTAATAACAATCTTAAATATATTTATTTCAATTTTATTTTTTTTATTCCGAATATTATATATTATATATTATTATATATTATATATTATAATGGACAATAAAATATGGGGACCTTATTTCTGGTTTACATTACATACCATTACACTTGGATATTCAGATAATCCAACCTATCAAGATAAACGGAGATATAATGATTTTTTTTCATCCGTTCAATATATTTTACCTTGTGAAAAATGCCGAGAGCACTATAGAACACACCTTAATAATTTTCCAATTTCAATTAGTTTAGATAATAAAGAAAGTTTAGTACAATGGTTATTTAATTTACATAACCAAGTAAATATTTCATTAAACAAAGGTGTAATGAGTTATGATGCTTTTAAAGAAAAATATAGGAAAATATATACTCCTAACTTACTTGAAAAAATGGAAATTCCTATTAATGATAATAAAAATGGGAAAATTATAGTATTTATTATAGCATTTAGTATTATTATCGGTTTTATATACTACACTTACTATAAAAAAAGAAATATTTCTAAATTATTTTTCAGATAATATTATATATTTCAGATAATATTATATATTTCAGATAATATTATATATTTCAGATAATATTATATATTTCAGATAATATTATATATTTCAGGAGATATTATATATTAGAAGATATTATTTAATTTATTAATAATTATTTTTATTTATATATATTATATAATGTCAACTTCTAAAAAATCTATAATAGATTGCGAAGACTATTCCCATATTCAACCATTATATGATTTCTGTGAAACAGAATTTCAAGATAGAAACCCAAATAAAAAAGATATTAATAATTTTATGAATAATTATGATTTCTCTAATATCAAGATAAGTAATAAAATTAAATTAAAAGATAAAATATTTAAGTATTTATTAAAAAATAAAAAAAATTTCTTAAAGGGGAAAAACTCTTTTACTAAAAAAAAAATTAATAAAGAAGTAATAAATTATTTAGATTTAGCATTACAATTTCAATTAGAAGATATTGATTTACAACATTTAATTTTAATTTATTTTTCTTCTATGGAAAAAGAAATTTTATTAAATAAAGATAAATTTAGAAAACGCGTATATTTAGATTTTGGATATTCAAAAAATGATTTTAAAGGATATAAATTTAAAAAAAAAGGGTCTTTAAAAAAAGGGTCTTTAAAAAAAGGGTCTTTAAAAAAAGGGTCTAAAAATAATGAATGGGAATCTATAGAAAGTCATGAATCTAATAATGAATGGGAATCTATAGAAAGTCATAATAATCAAGAAAATACCATATTAAAAAAGGGTATTAAAAAAAATAAGGAGGTTGGGGGAACGAGGGAATCACCAAATTCTACAAATTATTATACTCCCGATTATAATTATATATCAAATTCTACAAATTATTATACTCCCGATTCTATACCAAACCATAAAAATATTAGAAAGATTAAAAGAAGAGGTAGTTTACCTAATTTAAAAAAAACTAAAAAACCGAGTTTACCTAAAAGAAGAGGTAGTTTACCTAATAGAAGAGGTAGTTTACCTAATTTAAAAAAAACTAAAAAACCGAGTTTACCAAAAAAACCATATAGTGCTCCCGAAAGATTAAGTCTTGAAGAAGGAGTATATACTACTTCACATATAGATCATATAATTTCTTTTTTTGATGAATATGTTATAACTTATATACATATGATTGAGGGAGTAATAGATAATCTTGAAGATTTTTATAAAACATATGGTTATTGGGTTACTGAAATAAAAAAATTAGAAGAAAAAGAAAACGTTAATATAAAAGACTTTGTAAAAAAATTAGTTAAAAAAGATATTGTAGGAGTAATAATTCCTAAAAGTGTGAAATCGATTGGCACGCGTGCCTTTGAAAAATGCGTTAGTTTGACAACGATCATTATCCCCGACGGTGTGAGAAAAATTTACAAAGGTGCCTTTTACATATGCACTGGGTTGACCTCGATCAGCATCCCCGACAGCGTGACGTCGATTGGCATTGGTGCGTTTTGGGGGTGCCATGGGTTGACCTCGATCAGCATCCCAGACGGTGTCACGTCCATTGGCTTCCATTTCTTTGACGGATGCTCTGGGTTGACCTCAATCAGCATCCCCGACGGAGTGACTTCTATTGGCGAAAGTGCGTTTGTAGGATGCTCTGGTTTAACCTCAATAGTCATCCCTAACGGCGTGACGTCCATTGGCGACAGTGCCTTTGACGGATGCTCTGGATTGACTTCTATCAGCATCCCCGACGGTGTCACGTCCATTGACAACCTTGCGTTTGCCGGATGCTCTGGTTTAACCTCAATAGGCATCCCGGACGGTGTCACGTCCATTGGCAACGCTGTCTTTTACGGATGCGCTGGGTTGACCTCGATCAGAATCCCAGACGGTGTCACGTCCATTGGCAACGCTGTCTTTTACGGATGCGCTGGGTTGACCTCGATCACCCTCCCCGACGAATTGACATCCATCGGCGACCATGCGTTTTACGAATGCGCTGGGTTAACCTCGGTCAGCATCCCCAAAGGTGTCACGTCAATTGGCAAAAGTGCGTTTTACAAATGCACAGTGTTGAACTCGATCCCCCTCCCCGACGGAGTGACGTCGATTGGCGAGAGTGCCTTTGCCGAATGTGCAAGGTTGACCTCAATCAGCATCCCCGACGGAGTGACTTCTATTGGCGAAAGTGCGTTTGGTGGATGCGCTGGAAAAAATACAATCCCCTATAGTGTAACGTCAATTGGAATCAGGGCGTTTTACAAATGCACAGGGTTAAGATACATTATAATTCCGGAAAGTGTTGAGATTACGAAGGACACTTTCCCAGATACTACAAGAGTAATTAGAATTTAATTTATAAATAATTTCTTGATATTACAGAATAATTTGTTCTAAAATAAATAGTTAAAACCGAAAACTTTATTTTATTTTTTAAATTAATTGAATTTATTTTATTTTTTAAATTAATTGAATTTATTTTATTTTTTAAATTAATTGAATTTATTTTATTTTTTAAATTAATTGAATTTATTTTATTTTTTATATTATAAATGCCAAAAAACAAAAATACATTAAATTTGGGATACGAAGCAAATATTAATACTTCTGATATTCCAATTCCACAAAAAAGAATACTTGGTTCTCGAAAATCTGTAAAATATTGTAATAAATATGCGAATATTCCCTTATTACATAATTTTTGTATAGAAAAATATAGAAAAAACAAATTTAAGGATTTTAATAAAGAATCACCTAAAACAGACTTTATTAATCTTTATAATTTTGATTTTTCCGATGTTGATAAAAGAATAGAATTAAAAGATAAAATATTTAATTATTTATTAGGAAATAAGAAAAATTTCTTAAAGGGAAAAAAAGATTATACTAAATCAAAAATTAATAAAGAAGTTATATATTATTTAGATTTAGCATTACAATTAGAAATAGAGAATGAATATTTACAGCATTTAATTTTAATTTATTTTTCTTCTATGGAAAAAGATATTTTATTAAATAAAGATAAATTTAGAAAACACGTATATTTAGATTTTGGATATTTAGAAAGTGATTTTAAAGGAGATAAATTTAAAAAAAAAGGGTCTTTAAAGTTAAGATTATCAGAATTACCAGCATTATCACTAAATAGAAAAAGTAAAAAAAGCAGTTTACCTAAGAGAACCGGTAGTTTACCTAATTTTAAAAAAACTAAAAAACCTAATTTACCAAAAAAAACACATAGTGCACCGGAAAGATTAAGTCTTGAGGAAGGAGTATATTCTACTTTACATATAGAAGAGGTAATTAATTTTTTTGATAAATATATAATGACTTATATACATATGAAAGAGGAAGTAATAGATAATCTTGATGATTTTAATACAACATATGGTTATTGGGTCACTGAAATAAAAAAATTAGAAGAAACAGAAAACGTTAATATAATTAATAAAGACTTTGTAACAAAATTAGTTAAAAAAGATATTATAGGAGTAATAATTCATAAAAGTGTGACGTCGATTGGCGACAATGCGTTTTACGAATGCACCGGATTGACCTCTGTCATCATCCCTGACAGTGTGGTGTCTATTGCCGACAGTGTGTTTGAAGGATGCGCAGGGTTAACCTCGATCAGCATTCCCTACGGTGTCACGACGATTGGCGAGCGTGCGTTTTACGGATGCACTGGGTTGACCTCTATTAGCATCCCCGACGGTGTGACGTCTATTTGCGCAGGTGCCTTTGTTGGATGCGCTGGGTTGACCTCGATCAGCATCCCCGACGGTGTGAGGTCGATTGGCGACCGTGCCTTTGCTGGATGTGCTGGGTTGACCTCGATCAGCATCCCCGACGGTGTCACGTCGATTGGCGACAATACCTTTTGGGGGTGCCATGGGTTGACCTCGATCAGCATCCCAGACGGTGTGACGTCGATTGGCGAGTATGCCTTTGAAAAATGCACTGGATTGACCTCTGTCATCATCCCTAACAGTGTGGTGTCTATTGCCGACAGTGTGTTTGAAGGATGCGCTAGGTTGACCTCTATTAGCATCCCCGACGGTGTGACGTCGATTGGCAAGTATGCCTTTAGCGGATGCTCTGGGTTGACCTCTATTAGCATCCCCGACGGTGTGACGTCTATTTGCGCAGGTGCGTTTGCAAGATGCTCTGGGTTGACCTCGATCAGCATTCCCGATGGTGTTACTTCGATTGGCATCCGTGCCTTTGAAAAATGCACTGGATTGACATCGATCTTCATACCCTACGGTGTGAAGTCGATTCGCTTAGCGGCCTTTTTAGGATGCACTGGGTTGACATCTGTCATCATCCCCGACAGTGTCACGTCTATTGCTGACAGTGCGTTTGAAGGATGCGCTAGGTTGACCTCTATTAGCATCCCCGACGGTGTTAAGACTATGACGTACTCTTTCCCAGATACTACAAAAGTAATTAGAATTTAATTTATATTATTACAGAATAATTTGTTCTAAAATAAATAGTTAAAACCGAAAACTTTATTTTATTTTTTAAATTAATTGAATTTATTTTATATTTTTATATTATAAATGCCAGGTTCTCAAAAATAATTTTAGTACAGAATAAATATAAAAAAATATAAACATAGTAATTCTTATTCTGTACTAAAATTAATTCGAATACTTTATAAGATTGATACTAATAAATTTTAAATATATTTCTCTATAGCGTAATCCCATAGATTCATACAAGTATGAAGACCACTGTCTGTATCATTTAACCATTGGTCCAATGTTATATTATTTTCAGTTATATTTTTTTTACGTTTACTAATATAATCTAATATAACCTTTTGACAATATTGATTCATAGTTTTTTTATTAATATCTCCGTCTTTTAATAAAGCCTTTACTATAATTTGTAAAGATTTTCTTTTTTTATTCCTACTAACATCATCTTCTACTATTTTTTCTATTCTACAAGTAGAGCAATTTTTATATTTATATGGATTAATAAATAATGACTTACATGTTTTACAATTAGAAAATGTATCACTTCTAAAATTAGTATGTATTATGTAACAACCAGACGAACAATAATTGGTTAATTCTGTTTTTTCCATACTTGATAAATTATGATAAAATTGTTTATTATTAAATGTTTTACACTTATAACATAAAGATATAAAACACCCCTTACACCTCTTTATAGTTTTTAAATTTCTCCCACAATCATTACAATATTTCACATTCATATCACACCTATAATGACAATAATCACTTATTATATTATTATTATTAAAAGTTAATTCTTCGGTGTCTTCGGTGTCTTCGGTGTCTTTACAAACTACAAAATCGGGATATATATCTTTAACACATTTTTTACATAGTTTAGAGCCACATTTTCCACACTGATATAATGTTTTATGATAGATTTTACAACGACTACAATTATTTGTTAATAACATTACTTATTTATGTATATAATTCTATAAATATTATCAATTTTTTTCAATAAATTTAAGCGAGGTTTCATATTCTTCTCTATTAATTATTTTCCCTAATTTCAAAAAATGTAAAATTTCTGTAATCTTATATAAATATTTATAATCATTATCAAATATTTTTTTCTGTTCCCTATCTATAACTGTTATAATATCCAATATCTCAAAATCACTAAAATATTGTAATGATTCTTGAATACTACTTCCACTTGTTATAATATCATCTATTAATATAATCTTATTAGTATTACTTGTTATACCTTCTATCATTTTTTTTGTTCCGTGTTTATTCTTTTCCTTTCTTAATAATAATAAAGGTATATTATATAAACAAGATATATAAGTAGCTAAGGGAATACCCGCATATGGAAGACCACAAATACTTAATATTTCTCCTTTTTGTATTTCTTCTAAATGATATTTTTTTATATATTCATTATAAATAATTTGGGCAATAGTTTTTAGAATTTCTGGTTTAGATATAATATTTCTAAGATTAATATAAAAAGGAGAAGTTTGACCATTTTTTAATGTAAATGACCCAAACTTAAAACATTCTAAATTAAAAAGTTCCTTAATAAGTGTTTTATTCATCTTAACATATAATAAATTTTATACTTTTTATATATATCATTTTTTTATATACTGTAAAGAATAAATATTTAATATTTTCTAAAATAATACCCATATGTATATTTTTATATGATAATTCTAAATAATTAATTTTATATATTTTAATAAAACTATGAAATAATTTTCTGAAACCGAACTTCTAAACCAGTTGGACCGTCCCATTTATATACTGAATGGACCATTAATTTAAATTTTGTAGTTAGTTTATCATATTTTTTTAGAATTAATTCGTTTAAAATTATTTCATTTTGTTTAATAGAATATTTTTTAGGAACAAAACCACACATTTCCCCTTTAGAATTTACAATTTTAATCGCATTTGTATCATATTTATTTTTGGGGTCTTTTTCTAAGAAAATTTGTTCATTTTCTTTTAAATTATCAACTACAGTTCTATAAAAAGAAACGCCACTAACTTTGAAAATTTCAGGTATTCCGACTTTTTCTTTATTTTTATTTTTATTTTCAGTCATTTATTAATTATATTTTTATATAAATAATCAATTTTATATTTATATTTAATATTTTATATATTTTTTTTATATTATTAATTATTATAATGAGTTCTATAACAGACCAACAAAAATTTATTCCAATGGCGTCTTTAATTGGAATTATTGCTATTATAATAGTTGCGATATATAACAGTGCTTTTAAAGGAGGTAGATTTACGTGTAATAGATATATACTCAATAGTTATTTATATATTCTTTTAGTATTAGTATTAATCATATTAGAAGTATTATATTTAGATTTTAATAAAGTAAGTATAACAGACTTATTTCAAAATTTTAAAGGATTATGGGGATTTATATTATTACTTATTCTTCTTATAGGTGTTTTAATTGTCTTAATGATGATTCCTCCTAAATTCGTATTAATTAAACACGCCGTATGGATAATATTCGCTTTCTTATTAGGTATGTTGGCATATCCCAGTTATATGAAATCTAAAAAAGAAAATACAATAATGGGTGTTATGTTTTCCTTAATCGCAATTTTAATAGTTTTTACAGCAATAGCATTCATTAAACCAGACTGGATTTCATTATCTTGGGGACCTATATTGGTATTCATTTTAATAGGTATTATTATAGCCCAAGTCGTTTTTTATATTATGAATAGAAAAAATCCCAGTGCAAAAAGACCAAAAATATTTTCCTATATACTTATAGTGTTATTTATTTTCTTCTTACTATATGATACTAAGAAAATACAAGTTAACGCAAAAAATTGTAAAACAGTAACAGCAGATTATATAAATGAGTCATTGGGAGTAGTATTAGATATACTTAACTTGTTTCAAAATTTAGTATACGCACAAGGAAGATAAAATAAAAAAACAGCACGAGGTGCCGTTTTATATATTTTTTACGCCTATAAGAAGACGATTTTATGCGCTTTTGTATCACTACGCACTTGCGATTTACTTTCATATTAGAGTTTTTTAATATTCAATTTTTTTTATAATAAAAGTAACTACAATAATAAAGTACAATTAGTAAAATAAAATGAAAATAATATAAATGAAAATATTAATTTCCTTTGGGTTCATTAAATGAAACTCTCCCAACTCTCCAGCCGTTGTGGCATTACAACTCTTTCAGTCGTAATATTATAGCCCCCTATTCCAAGATATCTATATTATTTGATTAATACGTCTCTACGTATCTAATCAAATAACCCATATCAATTTATTCGCTATATATTGTGATTTTCTCAATATTTATACCTTTCGGTATAAATCCCTTACTTTTTATTTAAAGAAATATAAAATTCAATTTTTTTATAATAAAAGTAAATACAATACTAAATTATAGATATATTACTATCATATGTAGTTTGTATATTTACATTTTCTTCTTTTTTAATACTTCTATGTATAATCTTACTATTATCACCTATTTGATATAATTCTATATTTGCTCCCCAATTCGGATATCTTTGTCTAAACTCACTAAATGATATAATTTTCTTATCTCCACTTTTATCATTTAATGACCTAAAATTACTATGTATATCTACATAACCGAAATTATTATCATACTCTACATTTTCCAATATTGTATCAATAATATTATCAACATAATTGGATAAATACATAAGACTATATGGAATGATTAAAACAGAAAAATATTCTTTAAGGAAAGTATAAATTTGATATTCAAATACATTAGTAATTGATTTCTTCATTTCAATAGAATTATATTCATCTTTAAATCTTTTAGGTAAATAACGAATATAACTTACTAACTTATCTATACAATTAATTTTCTCCATATTTTTTTCCTTAGTCATATTTTTCCCAAGAGCAATTATAGAACCTAAAATACCTAAATACCATAATATAGGTTTATTATAAGATACATTAAGGTTTAGTAATAAATGCTCGTTATAGAATGATAATAATAGAAATAATATAAAAAAGGAACTAAAAACAAAAATAATAAATTTGCCGATAGTTGAAACAATTTTGTAATTAAATATATGACAATACGCACTCGCATATTGTGCTGATTTATTTAGTCTATCTTTGAGTTCATGTTTTAATTCATTATAATACCGAAGTTTCCACTTTGCTTTTAAAGACCATTGTTTAGATGTAATTTTTGAAGGATTATTATAGAACTTTTCACCGTATTTTAATAAGGAATAGAAAAATAAATATACTATTAATAATGGCATAAATAAATACGTCAAAACTGATATAATTAACAAATTTTGTTTTATCTTTTTTACAAATTTATTTTTATCTGTATATATATTTTCCTTAATATTATAATTATTGTCAAATAAATAATCAAAAATACAATAAATTATGTTCCACTCAATTAACCTAGAATATAAGAATTTATTAATATTGGAAGACAAAATAGTAGTTATTATATTATCTTTCTTTAATATTTTCATATTTGTATTATATATATTATAGTCATTGCCATATAGCAATTCCAATTTTTCTACTATTTCTCCCCAAGTTATAGTATCTATTTTTCGATTATCAATATTTAATTTTTTATTATAAAATTTCTTTATCTTATAATAATCTGTAATATCATTACCTATTCCTATAACTCTTACTGTAATATATAATATAATAATTATAGTAGTAAAAATATATATGAAATTATTTTTATAAAAATTTGAGAAATCAATATAATTTTTAAAAGAAGCATCTTCATCTTTAAGTTGTTTTAATCCGGTATAGTCTATACAAGAAAACATAAAATTAAGAAAGACTAACATAAAAATGGAAGTTAGTAAATTAAATATTTGTAGGGAAACAATATTATAATATCCTTTATAATAGAAGTAATTATAGATTTGTATTAATTTTTTATTAGAAGGAACATAAGAAATTGATTCATCTAAATTGTCATCTATATCAGTATTATCTAAATCTTCATTTATTTCTTGTTGTAACAATTTTTCATTTAAATTTTCATTAATAGTCATTTTATTTTGTTTTTAGTATTTTATTTAATATTTCTTATAATAATTAAAAATTTAAGTTATTTATAATTGAAATATTAAATAAATTTAGAAAAATAGGTAGAAATAATTATCCTATAGAATATCCACTACTAGATGTTTATTATAACCCCTTATATTCTGTTACATATAATAGGATTTATTATGGATGTCCTAAAAAATGTAAAGTATGTAAACAATAGAAGAAAAAAGGTGAAGTATGGAAGGGATTATATTTTTTCCCTTTACATTGTCATTTATGCGAGTATTCCGGAAATCAAGAAGATTTTGAGGTAGAGAATATTTTTATTTTATGTAAAAACTGTATAAAAATAAAAAAGAAATTAATCTTTAATATTAAAAATTTCCCGAACAATTTCATATTTTCGCAGGACACATAAAAAAACTAAATAATAAAAAAATGCGGCATATAATAATATAAGGAAAGCAACTATTAAAGACCTTACTATTGTAAATGAATATATATATTCTAAAATAAATATATATTCTAAAATAAATTTAAATTCCATAATATATAAATTCAATAAATATAAATTCCATAAATAGTAATTATTTTAAATTTATATTTACTTTTAAATATAAAAATATATATTTAATATAAATGTCTCAGCAAAGTGGTAATTTTATATTTCATCCATTACAAAATGGAAGTTTAACACACAATCATTCTGCTGGTAAGAGTTCAGGTTATCCTAATATAGTACAATATAAACCCGACGGTGTATCTGGTATATTTGCTCCGCGAATTGTTGTTCATGGAAGAAATTATTCTTCAAACCAGGGAACTAATCAAAATAATAGTTTACCGGAAGCATCCAATTCTCATACGCATTTTGACGCACATTATCCAGCAGGTCAAACAGTATCCGCACAAAGACAACAACTAGCAGCAGAACAGGTAGCACAAAAAGAGAGAGACGATTTATATGCAAAATTATTTAGTTCTTTATTAACTGGTGGTGATTCTGGATCGGAAACTGATTCTGGAACTGAAGCAAATAGTGAAGACAATAATTATTATGAATTATTATCATCAAGAATGGATAAAGTACAAGAATGTGAACAAGACGGCACAAAACGCATACAAAATTATAGTATATGTCCTCCAAATGATATAGTAGGAGAACATATTATAAAGGATACTATAGTATGTTGTAAAAAACCTACTTCTTTAGGAGGAACCGGAAGTGGATTTGATAGTTCAGGAGATGGTACACCGACAGGAGGAAGTAATACACCGACAGGAGGAAGTAATACACCGACAGGAGGAAGTAATACACCGACAGGAGGAAGTACTGCTCCAGTTGCTTTAAAACAATGCGATGGTATTAAACCACGATGGTTACAATTTAATGTTAATCCCGAAAATAGAAGTACTTGTAATTCTTTTTGTGACAGTTTATCACCAGTTAAACCAGAAGAAGGTAGACATACTAATTATTGTTTAAAATCAGGAGCAAAATTAGGTGATAAAACTTGTTCAGAATGGGCAAAGGAAAATACTTCAAAAGAAAAAGAATGTTCAACAAAACAAGAAAATATAGATCTAAATTGTCTACAACAATATAAATTTAGAGAAAATTCGCATATAGGAGCATGTAAAACTAATAATTGTCGTTCTTATCAAGCACATTCTAAGAAAGATGGAAAAACGGCTACTTCATATGCACACGAATTAGGATTAAAAAGACATGTATATAAAGAAAATGTAGTAGAAGAAGACCAAGAAGAGGAAGATGATAAATATAAGAATGAAACACCAGAAGAAAAATATGCCAGAATGAGAGCATGGGCCGATAATAATCCAAGAACTCCTTATAAACCAAATCCAAATGATCCGTGGGATATATATTGCGAAATAGCGAAAGATAGTTCTTCTTGTTGTAAAAAATTAGGATATTTAGATCAATTAAAATCTTATTTCGAATAAAATTATCATTTTTTCCTTTTTATATTAAATATGGTTTATAAAATATTAATAGTATTAATTAATTATTTTTTAGTTGGTGTTGGTGCAGGTGTAGGCGAAGGTGCTTCTGTTGGTGTTGGTGCAGGTGTTTTATCATTAGTACCGAAATTACCTAATTCTTTTATTAATTTAACGCAATACATAAAGAAACATATCACCGCAACAGTTACACTTGAACCACCCACAAATATAATAATCGCAGAAATAGTCATAATAGCTATTATAATAACTCCTAAACCACCTGTTCCATATTTTGGCCCCCAATCTTCTTTTAATAAATGTATAGGAAGAACTGCTCCAAATAAAGCAGGAATAAGTTCACTTGGACCTATTGGTAATGGAAGTCCGCTATCCCCTGGATGTTCTGGTAAATAATGCTTTACTCCTTTTCTATCTTTATAACTATAAGTAAAAGGTCCGCCATTTATCGACCAAGTTGCCCAATTTATAATGGGTAAATTTCCTATTACTTTTAGTATCATTTCTATTGGTTTTCCTATAATACCAAAAAATATGTATCCATAACGATATAATATTGCTCCTATATGAAACCAAGGAAAAAGAAATAATTTAGCAGTTAGACAATATGCTATTTTCCATCCATTTGATGTAATACAACTGTTATTAAAATATCCTTTACCGCATTCACCCTCTTTTCTAGGTTGACCGTATTTTTCCCAATCTCTTCCAGGTAGTTCATCTGCTGTTTTTGGAGGTGTTAATCCAGGCTCTAAATCAAATGTGTAAAATCTGGGTGTAAAAATGGCTGGTAATTTCCAACAAACCCACTCATGACTGTTCCCTAGTCCATTACCCATTAATCCATTATAAAATTCTCCAAATGCTGTATAATCAGAACCGTCCGCTTTTTCAACAGGATCATATATATATAATAAACTATGAAACCAAGGTTCATTTTTAGCTTGATCTGATACTTCTCCTGAACTTTTATCTGGCATTTATATTTATAGTTATATTAGAAAATATTTTACTATATTTATGCACATTTTGGATCCCAATTTGGCTGTATACAACCAAATTCCCTACTTTCCATATTATGACCATATACATTTTCAGGACCATTAAATACTTCAGCATATGAGGCATTTCCTCCTTTTAATTTCCTTCTTCGGTTGCTACTTCGTTTGCTTTTTGAATTGCTTTTTGATTTGCTTTTTCTTTTTGATTTGCTTTTTCTTTTTGATTTGCTTTTTCTTTTTGATTTGCTACTTCGTTTGTTTTTTGAACTGCTTTTTCTTTTTGATCTAAACTTTTTCCTAAAAAGTTTGTTTTTACTTCCACCAGTCATTTCTGTAGGATCGCAAAGTGCGTCTAAATTACTATCAACAAAATTTCCATCTCTTAATTCTGGTTGGTTTTGATATCCTTTAACTTCTGGAAGACCTCCTATCATCTCATTTTCGACTCTCAAATTATATCCAAGACCTCCACCAGATTGTGAAGAAAAGTGTCCTTCCTTATCTAAAGGGAGACTTTCTGCGGCAGTATCAAAATCAATGTATTTATTAACATTAGGTGAACTCAAATTACAACTACTCATTTTATATATTATTAATATATAATTTTTTGATATCTGAAAAATAAATTTTGATTAAATTAAGTATTAATAATTATAAAAAAATATATTAAAAATATAATATGTTTAGAATTTTTTTATTTGTAGCAGTATTCTTTGGTATAATATATGGTATTTTTAAATTATTTTTCCACCTTTCGAATTCACTTTTACTTATAGACGAAACTTTCATTAACTATATAAAATCTATAGATGATAATACTGTCCAAAAATTTATTAATGAAGAAGACTTTTTAGAAAAAACAAACTTTTTAGAAAAAAGTTTAGATCAAAAACCCAAAGAAAATAACTTGACGAAAAAAAGCTTAGACCAAAAAACAAAAGCAAACGAAGTAGCAAACGAAGTAGCAAACGAAGTAGCAAACGAAGTAGCAAACGAAGTAGCAAACGAAGTAGCAAACGAAGTAGCAAACGAAGTAGCAAAAGAGAATAAACAAAAAAAATTAAATAGACATTTGCGTTTAGATTTCTTTATATCATTAGTATTTGGTATAATATGGTTTTTATTTCCCCGATTAATTTTAAATTTACCCACAGAACATATTAAAAATAAAGATTCTATATATATTGGAAAAACTCTCGGTTTATTTACTTTAATTTCAAGTTTATGGCCACTATTTAATATAAGTAAAAAAGACTATATAAAAAAGAAATCAATTTTAGTAGGTAAACTAATGTGTGCTATATTAACAATGATTTCCTTTTTGCTTATAGTATATTTTAGAAAAACGATGAATTTAGGAAATATTATATCGGTAATTATGACTGCTTTTTGGGTTGCTAATGGTTATTATGGATTACTTAAATAATATAATTATTTTTCTTATTAAAATGAAAGAAATACGTGTCGCAATATTAGGCAATGTCGACAGTGCTAAATCAACGCTAGTAAGTACCATCACTTACAAAATTTTAGACGATGGTCGTGGTTCCGCGAGAGAAAAAGTTTTCAAGCATAAACACGAAAAAGAAACTGGTAGAACTTCCAGTATTTCTTTTAGGTATGTTAAAATCAATGAAGAAAAATACATAACCTTTATAGATTTAGCTGGTCACGAAAAATACCTTAAAACCACAATTCAAGGTCTTAATGGTGGTCTCGCTGATTATGCCATATTAGTTATAGGAGCAAATATGGGGGTTTTAAAGATGACTAGAGAGCATTTAGGGATAATCAAGGCATTAAATGTTCCATTTTTTGTGGTAATAACTAAATTGGATATTTGTCCTCCTAATGTTCTGGAGAGAACAGAAAGGGAAATTACACGAATAATTAAAAGTAGTTTTAAGAAGGATTTGGTTTTATTGGACGAATTTGGGAAAAATAGATATAATCCAGAAAATAAAGAAGTTATAAATTATTTCAAAATATCTAATGTTACTGGCTCCGGATTAGATTATTTTAGACAACTATGAAGTATAAAATAAGAAAAAATAATTTAATCCCTTAAAAATTCCAATATTTCAAACAGAACTTGACAATCTATATAATTATATTTTTTTATAACTTTTACTATATCCATTTCTGAAAATAAAACCCCTAAGTTTTTACTTTCAGACATTGCGTCTTCTGCTTCCAACATTGCGATTCTACCATCCATATCCATATCCCACGTTGTCTTAATAATACCATATCCATACAATGCCTTGGAAACTTCTTTTAATCCATAACCGAAAACGCCTTTAATACAGATAGGTTCTTCTTTGAATATGTCTAATATATCTGTAAAATTGAGTTTTCGCCAATCGAATATTTTTTTATTTCTCAAAACCGCATTTTTATAGAAATTGGGTTCAGCGTTGCTCCAATGGTATATTTTAGGTTTATCAATATCATATTTCAAAGACATAGTATCCATATAGTTTAACCATTCTTCAATAATTTTTGTTTCTTCTTTTTTGCTAAAATTTTTTACAATAAAGCATTTAAATTCACTTTTATATTCTTCTAAATCCTTATCATAATAGTTAGCGATACACCCTATCATAAAAATACAAGTTCCAAAGTTAGTATATGGAACTTTTTTAAAATTATCGTTTAAATCATTAACAGTTTCGAAATCAACATAAAATTCAACTTTATCTTTCTCCAACTTTTTCAAATTGTCTAAGTTTCGCAAAGTTCTCGGCGAATATACTATATCCTCTGTATTCCTATTAATATCCAATATATTATCTAAAATCTTCGCCTTTTTCCCACTTAAATTTAATGTTTCCGCATTACATTCTATATTGTTCCAGTCATATATTTTCCTCTTAAAACAATTATTCCTCTCCTTGATACCACAATTCCATAAAGAAGTAATATCTTTATTTTTAATTGCTATTTCTTTTTTAATATGCCTCCATTCCCCATCGTAATTACTATTATTCATATTTGGATATAATTCTATTCTATTTGGTTGAAAAATATCCCATTCTGCACCATTTTCCTTAAGGTCTCTAATCCATTCTATAGCGTTTTCAGTTTTAGTGTAAATATCTTTATCTTTGCCGAAGATATCAACTTTCCCTAAATAGTCGAAACTATTATTTCCTTTTTTATGTCCTCTTCTCCATTTCCTACCTAAGATATAGGAATTATTGGGTTGATAATTTTGTGTATATGCTAAACATTTATTATATATCATAACTTGTGATTTGTAATATGGGAACATTCCAACATTATTAAGTAATTTTCCACCATTCCTAAATACTAAATTAGAAAATTTTATATCTATTACTAAATAATGCCACCTATTACTAAATTTACATCCTATATTCATATCTTCAATATTTTCTATTATCGGATAATTTAGTATTTTATTAATATAATCACTCCTTATAATTATATCAGGTATGCCAAATAAATTATTGTCTAAATCAAATATTACACCGTGAAATATTATAGGAACACCATGATTCATAAGTTCTACTGTGTTATCGTATTTTTTTAAATAAAATTCTAGTATATCTGTATCTTTTGTAAATTCAAAATCAAGGGTTTTAGTGTAATATTTACTCCTAATATGATTAAATATTCTTTCCTCAAAGTCTATACCTTTTTGTTTAATAAAGGTACTAAATTTATTATCTTCTTTTTTTTTAAAGAAACCATTTTTCTCACCATAAAGGTTTAACCAATCTAAAAGTGGGTCATCTAAAAGATAATTTTTAATTTTGGTGGCAGAAATAAAATCATAAAAAGGGGAAATATTTGAATTCATATAAAATTTAAAAATATATTATTTTTTAAACTTTTCAAAAGTTTTAAATGAAAATAATTAAAAAGTTTTTTAGAAAAAACCTTAAACCAAAAAAAGCTTTACGAAATTGAAGATTTCTAATTTAGAAATAATATAAGAAATAGGATAACCTATATAAAACAATCCGCAGAATATTTATCTGTAAAAAGTTTTAAACCTTTTTTAGTTTTTTTCAAACATTTAAATGTTTCAGAAGGATTCTTTTTATTAAAAGCAGTTTTCTTTCTATCTTGATTGATTATACATTTTTTAGTAATCTTTATATTATCGGTTATTCCTCCTTTAGTTTTTCTTCTAATTAACATAGGTTCTGTTTGACATTCATCTTCATTAAATTTCTTATTATTTTCTTTATTAATATTAGTTTCTTGTCTATCAAAGTAATCATTATAGTTACAGTATCCATATTGGTGGTTACTTCTTTTAAATACTTCGTCTTTTTCTAATTTACCAGTAGGGCATATGGGACCGTCACTTGTAGGTAGACAATCGTAGAAGTATTCTGTATTCTGTTTTGTGTGATTTTTTTCTTTATCAGTATAACTATTATATCGCGTTTTAAAGGGTAATACACATTTTCCTGGTTTAACATTTGTTTCTCCCGAACGATCATAACCGAACATATCGACTGTGGAAGAATTAACATCTGGGACTGGAATTTTCTTATCTGGTTTAATTTTGATAGATTTAGTAATAGAAATAGGTGTATTGGAAATATTTCGCGGGGTATTAAGTTTATATTTATCTCCTAATTCTTTATTTTTAATTTTCTTAGTGTTAAATTGTTTAATATCTCTTTCATATTTATATTTTTTCTTGGAATATAATTCATTCTTAATATTATTAAAATCATTTATTCCAAAATCAATATTATTCCTACTTATTTTTTTAGTCTTTATTGCCCGAAATCTTTTAGTTATAAAATCAATACCATTTTTTTTATTCATAAGTAATTCATTTACTAACTTATTACTAAATTCATTTACTAAATCTAATTTCAATAATTCATTTAGTAATAATTTCTTCTTATGAACTTTCTCTAAAACTGGATTATTTATAATTCTCCTAATATTCATATTTGTATTACTATTCTCTTTTTTTAGTAAACTTCTATTTACTAATATTTTGTTATCTTCATAATTCTTCTGTGTTTTATAATAATTACTCATTTGTTTAGACCTATCGTTTGAATTTATGGCGTATGAATCATAAATTAAATTATTAATTTGGTGTTCTCTATTAAGTTGATTTCCATTGCCTGAAAAGTCTTCTTTATCTAAAAGTGGTATAAATAGATTATCTTTAGTAATAATACCGTTAATATGTTTTTTACCGTTTGATTTAGTATATGAAATTTTTTTTTCAGTTAAAAAGTTAGGATAAATGTTATTATTTAAAGTTTTTAAAAGTTTTTCTTTCTCATTTTTAAATTCTTGATAGGAAAGTAATAAATTCATATCTAACATATCTGTATAGGTAATAATATCAAACTTTTTACTTTTAATAGCATAAGTAGTAAGATTTAAACCAGACGGATAAGTTGGAATAAATAATTTATTATTTAGTATAACACCGACAACTTTGAATTGTTTATTAATAACGTGAAACATAATATTATCATTACTAATTAATTTATTAATATTATATAAATTGTAAGGGATAGTCTCTAAATTATTTAGACATATATCTTTTAGAATTTTGAAAATGTTTGCTAAGTTAGGGTCTTTTTCAGTAAAACTAAATTGAAGTGGTTTTTCTTCTACATCAAAATTAATTTTAACAAGTGGTTCAAAGTATTCTTTATTTTTCTCGTCAATAAATTTAAGAATAAAAATAGTTTCTTTCTTTTCATTAAAACTAAATAAAGGACATTGGACGCTAATATTATTTTCTTCACCTAAAACTTTTTCTATAATTACAATATTATAGTTTTTATCTAATAAAATACCAGATTTTGCTAATAATTCAATATAATAAGAGTATTCTTTGAAAAGTTTTCTATCATTGGAATAATCCCTAAAGTTCATAAAGGAAGCATATAATTTTTTGACTTCTATACTTTCTTTATCTAAATTTTTTATTTTAGTAATACTGCTAAACCAGGTATTATATTCTTTACTTGTAGTATCAATTTCAATATTAGTTTGGAATGTTTCGTGTAAATTTCCATTATTAACAGAAGCATATACAAGTGGTTTAATATTATCTAAAATATCATTCATATTAAAAGGTGTTCTATCCTTTTTATTTCTATCAATATCGTGTTCTCTAATACATTTGAGTTTATGTAGAGCACGAATAAAAGAGTTATTTTCATTAATATTATTAGTCCCTAGTCTAAATAGTAATTTTCTATTAGTAAGATTTTTCTTTTTATCGAATGCCAATGTTTTAACATTTTCGAAGAATTGGTATTTATAGTATACTTTTTTCTTATTGGTTTTGGTTTTAACGAAATCCCCTTCTTTAACTTTAAAAGAAGAGTTATTATTTAGTAATTCATTTAAATCATTAGGTAATAAACCTAATTCGTCGTGTGATAATTTAGTGCTAGAATCTTTAAAATAATCTTCCTTTGTTTCTTTATTTTTCTTTTCCATAGAAGATTTATCACAACAAGGATAAATACTTCCTTGTTTTGTTCTGGGATACATAGGATTCAGTGAGTTTTCTAATATTTTAGGTATTTTCAGTTTAGCATTTTTAATATCTTCAAGAAAGGGTATGAGTTCATCTTCTTTAACATTTACATTTTCACTATTACATTTAGTACATTTATAATCATTATTATAATAATCAATATATCTAATCTTCTCTAAACACCGTTCACACTGAACTTCTATTTTCTCCCATTTATTATTTTTCCAATAACTATCTGACCTTATTTTTATAGTATGTTCATTATCAAAAACACCTCTAACACCTTTTATTTTAGTAGGTTTTCCGGAACAATACGGACACATATTACCTTTTTTAATAAATTCGTCAGTTTTAATAGGTACCATACACTTTACGCAATAAATACGGGGACAAATATAGACATTTTTATTACCTTCTGAACCGGTAATAATTCTGTATTTATCGTTGTCGATATCTTCTCCCTTTGTTCTTTTATCTAAACCGTCACTAAGTCTTTTATTTTCAGTTATATATTTCCATAAATTTTTGGATATAATTACGGGTATTCTGTCTTCGACCGCTGGACATCCGCGTGTAAAATTACTACCTTTAAAGAAATCGGGATCATATTTATCACGCATATGTTTGAAATATTTACTAACTGTTTTATTTTTAAAATCTAACTCGTCAATTTTTTCAGGTATAAATGGTTTATCAATATTCTTTACATTGTTTTTATCATTTTCATTGTTTTCATTGTTTTCATTGTTTTCATTGTTTTCAAAAGAATTATTATTAGAATTATTATTCATTAATGAAAAATTACTTCCATTGCTACTATAATTATTATTATTTACAGAGTTAGAAATGGATAATAATGATTTTTTAAGATTAAATTTATTCTCACTTTCTTTAATATCATTTTTTTTTACAATCTTTCTTTTAGTAAAATTAATAAGTTCTATAATAATGAGGTTAATGAGGTTATTAACAAAAACCAATTGATTAATATTATGGCAGGTAAAATTGATAACAGTTTTTTGTTTACCTAAGATATTATCAAAGTATATTTCTGCTTTTTCAATTTCGTTATTTCTTTTTTTCTTAATCATTTTTTCATCTCTTGTATCACTATCAAAAATCTTATTAAAAAGAGGTGAAATTTCACTTTCACTAATATTAAAATTATCTAAGATTTCTGGAGTAAGTTGTTGAAGTGTAATATGATTATTTTCAAAGAACCTATCAATAATATAATTTATGATATATTCTTCAGTTCCGTAATTATTAATATTTTTAAAACCGTATTTGTTTTTACCATTAGAATAAAAGAATAGTTTCATTTCTTTAAATATTTGGTTAAGATTTATGAGATTTCCGAGAGGAATAAATTTACTAAAATTCATTTTAATATTTTTGATATTGGTTTCGTCTATTAAAACAATAGATTTATTAATATCATATACTTTACTTTCGGGAGTATTACTTTCTTCTATATTATTGAGTATGTTATTGATATATGTAATAGTTTCATTAATTTTACTCATATAATTAAAGAAGTGATCATTAAGTTTTTCTTTTCTATTTTTAAGAATGGGAAAAATTGAGAGTATATTTCCATTTTCTTGAATATAGAATGTCATATAATTATTTTCATATTTAACTACCATATGTATAAAATTACCTTCTCTATATAACATTTCATCGCTATTATCATATTCTGTTAAATCCATATCTAAAATACCATTTTTCCAATTGGAGAGAATTTTACTAGTTATATTTGACCTTTTATTGAAAATAGGTTTATGTAATTTATATAATACTGTTTTCTTCAATTTCTGTCTTATCATTCTAGTATATTTGATATTTATAAAGGGTATATCATTGGAAGATTGTAACATTTCATATAGTCCTATTAAGTTAATACGTAAAGTGATAATATTTTTTTTAACAACTTTAACGTAATTAATAATATTAAGTTGTCTTCCCATTTGACCTAAATTATCTAATATTTTTCTATAAGTGAAAGAATGTTTTTGATATAAATTTTCTAAGGAGTCAATATTTTTATTTTTAGTAATATCGCTAATTTTATCTTTATTTGCAAAACTAAAATACCTTTTTGTTATATATTGGTAATTTGGAAGAGTAGTTTTAATATCGTTAAGACAAAATAAATATATATCTTGATTAAGTTTTATGTTATTATCTTCATCATATTTAGTTTGGTTAATAATATTATTAAAAATTGTATAGTCATTATTTTGGACTCTTTCATTGAAGTCATTATCGGTATCTTTATTTTTAGTTAAATCGATATAATCGCATATGATTTTATTATTTCTTTTATTGACGAAATATTGTGATAAACCAATATCGTGGTAAATGTAGATTTTAATATTAACTAATTTAGTGAAATAATCTTGTAATTCTGCCATAGTATATTTATCTTTCGTTAATTTGAAAAAAGAAACATCCATTATTTTATTAAGTTCTAATACAATATGTTTTTTATACAAGTATTCTATATTTGTATTATAAAGATTTGGAATAATACTAGTAATAAAATCATAATCTAATATTTTTTTAGTATATAAATACTGTTTATCAGTATCTAAGTAATCATTACCATATTTAGTACTCATATTATGAAATATCTTTTCTTTAATAGTTTTGATATTATCATTGAGAAGAATTACTTCTTCTATAAGAATAGTTTTAGGTGATAATTTATGTTTAAGAATATCAACTCCTGTTTGACCGTATCTCAAATTAAGTTTATTTCTTTCTTCTAGAGTAATATTTTTTTTTTCTTTAATTTTGTTAATCGCAACTAATTCTTCTTTACTAAGTCGTCCAACAAATAGATATTCATTTTTATTATAAATTACTTTAAAAATATCTAAACAAAATGGTGGATTAAAAAGTTGTTCATTTATATTCATATTATAATATATAAATAAACTTTTTTTATAAAAAAAGATTGGAAAATATAAATAAACTTTTTTATAAAAAAAAGATTGGAAAAAGAAAAAATTTATATAATTATTCACTAAAATTTTCAGGGTCGTCAGTAATTTTAATTCCGCAATAAGGAACTGGTGTTTCATTATAATTGACTCTTTCATATACTCCTAATTTACGGGCATTTTTCAATAATGTTCTAAAATTATCCCAGAATTCCTGAGTATGTCCTATTGATTTTGTCATAGTATGTGCTAATTCGTGAATTGCGACAAACATCATAGTATTAAGTTTAACTAAATTATTTTTCTCATCCCTTGATCTAAGACAAAATACCATTTTCTCACCTTTATTAATAGAATAAGAAGTATATTTACTATCTTTATCGGTTTCGGTGATATTATCTGGGTTAAAGTTATTAATCATGCGGTTAACGTCTTCTTGGTCTTTATTTGTTTTATTAAGTTCTTGTGTAATCATAATAAGGTTTTTACGTATAGTGGCTAGTAAATCTGCTGCTTCTTGTTTATCTTTATGATTTTGAACTAAATAATCTTTACCGTCAATAGTGGATTTAATATATTCAACTTCTTTAACTTTATTTTCGAAGTGAATATAGATAATTGTTATAAGTATTATACATATAAAGAATGATACAAAATCTTTCATATATTTTATGGTTAGATAAAAATATTAAGTTAGATATTTTTTATGATATTAAAATTGAAAAAGTATTTAAAATTGAAAAAATTAAATTATTAAATTTATAATAAAATGAATTTGAGAAATACTCGACCAAAACAATTAAAAGATAATTCTAAAGATATAAGATTTCAAATCAATGATTTACAATGTTATAATGAAACTTTAGACAATTCGGATTTAGATGAGTATGAAGATAATAGTAAATATATTATAAATATTTTTGGAATAGATGAAAATAATGAGTCTATATCAGTAAAAGTGCTAGGTTTTAAACCACGCTTTTACGTTGAAATTCCTAAAGATTGGGATACAAAGAAAATCCAAATATTTATTAATACATTAAAAGGAAAAGTAAAGAAGATGTATAAGGAGTCATTAGTTAATCATAAAGTTTTACATAGAGTAAAATTTCGCGGTTTTACAAATAATGAAAAACTCAAATTTCTTAAATTAACTTTTCATAATACATATTCTATGAGAGCATATACTAATGTCCTAAAGAAAAAAATTTGTATTCCGTCTTTAAGTAAAAAACCGAAAAAATACGCCTTATATGAAACAAATATTGAACCTTTTATTAGGTTTTGTCATATTAAGGATATTAAACCTTCTGGTTGGATTAAAATATCCCAAAAGAAATATAATGTTAATAAAGTAAAGTTAACATTTTGTCAAACTGAAATTACTACAAAGTGGAATGATGTAGAAGCAGATAGCAATACTCATATTGCTCCTCTTATTACATTATCCTTTGATATTGAATGTGATTCAAGTCACGGGGATTTCCCTTTGGCACAAAAGAATTATAAAAAATTAGGAGCAGAACTTCTGGATAATATTCATAAGAAACTAAAGAAAAATGATTTAGATAAAACAATGTATCAAGATTTAGTTTTGAATGAGAATAATGAGAGAGAAGATCTGGTTACGTACCTAGTCAATCTTGCTTTTAAAGACACAGATAACTTAGAAGATATTAGTAAAGTATATACCAAAGAATGTATCAAACCAAAAAAGAAAGAGTTAAAGCCTTTAATTCCTCACCTTACCAAACATCTATTTATTAGAATAGTAAGAGAAGAGAATAATAAGGAATTAAGAGAAGCAGTTGATAAAACAAAGAGAATTTGGGGTGATAATAGTATAGGTATTTTAGAGGATATTGCTTCTAAAGTGGGAAAGGAAACAGGTATATCAAATCAGAAAATAATGAATAGAATTATAACACGAGATATATTAGTTGAAAAAATCACAGGACTATTAGATAATAATTTACCTTCTTTAGAGGGGGATAAAGTTATTCAAATTGGTTCAACCGTCCATAGATATGGGGAACAAGAGTGTTACCTTAAACATATAGTTACTTTGGATACTTGTAATGAGATAGATGGGACAGTAGTTGTTCCATGTAAAACAGAAGCAGAAGTATTAAAAGAATGGGCAAAATTTATAAGGGAGTTGGATCCGGATATTGTAACAGGTTATAATATCTTTGGTTTTGATTTCAAGTTTATATATGAAAGAGCAGAAGAATTGGATATAGTTTTCGAAATGGGAACTTTAGGGAGAATGGCAAATAAAGATTTAGAATTGATAGAAAAAAACCTTTCTTCATCCGCATTAGGTGAAAATATATTAACCTTTATTGCGATGGAAGGGAGAGTTTGTCTTGATTTATTGAAAGTTATTCAAAAAGACCATAAACTAGCTTCTTATAAGTTAGATACTGTCGCGGAGAATTTCATTAATGGTAGTATTAAAGATATTATCGCAAATGAAAAAGATGAAGCAGTTGAAAACACTGAAGATGTAGAAAGTAATTTTGGTAATGTTCTTAAGATTTCGGGCGCAACAGATTTAAATGAAGGTAATTATATTACAATCTTTATGAAAAACGATAAATATATGGAAGGTAAAAAATTCAATATTTTAAAGTTAGAAGGTGATACGATTACTTTAAATGAAGAAATTGATAATTCTATATTATCAAAGAAGGCATCATGGAGGTTAGCCAAGGATGATATAGGTCCAAAAGATATTTTTAGACTACAGAAGCAAGACGCAGAGGGAAGAAGAATAGTGGCGAAATATTGTATTCAGGATTGCACTTTATGTAATAAATTGATAAACAAACTTAGTATTATATCCAATAATATTGGTATGGCGAATGTTTGTATTGTTCCTCTTTCCTACATTTTCTTACGAGGACAAGGTGTTAAAATCTTTTCCTTAGTATCTAGGGAATGTAGGGAGAATAACTTTCTTTTACCGGATTTGAAGAAACCGAAAACGGAAGAAGAAAAGGAAGAAGAAAAAACTAAATTTAAATATAAATATGATGATGATTCAGAAGACGAAGTAGATGAAGGTGGATATGAAGGAGCAATTGTTTTGCCACCAAATCCAGGTATTTATCTGGAAACACCTGTTGTCGTTTTAGATTATTCGTCTTTATATCCTTCCGCTATGATTAGTGAAAATTTATCTCATGATACTTATGTTATGGAAGAAAAATATAATAATCTTCCTGGTGTGGACTATTTAGATATTACACATGACGTATATGAATGGAAAAATCCTTTAATTAAAAGTAAAGGAAAAAATAAAATGGGACAGAAGACTTGTCGATTCGTTCAATTTAAGGATGGAGAACAAGGATTAATTCCTAAAATTCTTCAGAAACTTTTAAAAGCGCGTAAATCGGCAAGAAAGAAAATTCTATACAAAACAGTTAAGGATAGTGAAGGTAATGAATTCAGTGGATTATACAACGAAAAAGACGATATTGTATATATAAATAATATTGAAGGTGGAAAAATGGAATTTAATAAGGAAAATATAGTATATAATGAAGATACTTATAATGAATTCGAAAAAGAAGTTTTTGATGGTTTACAATTGGCGTATAAAGTAACAGCAAATTCTTTATATGGGCAGATTGGTGCGAGAACTAGTCAGATATATTTAAAAGATATTGCTGCTAGCACTACCGCGACAGGGAGAAATCTATTACACCTTGCGAAAGAAAAAACCGAAGAGAAGTTTGAAGGCGCTAAGATTATATATGGTGACACGGACAGTATCTTTATTAACTTTAATCCAAAAGATGAAAAGGGAAATATTCTCAAAAATAAGGAAGGATTAAAGCGTTCTATAGAGTTAGGTGTCGAGGCAGAAAAGTATATTCAAAACTTCTTAAAACCTCCGCATAAGTTAGAATACGAAAAGACATTCTGGCCGTTCATTCTCTTTACAAAGAAGAGATATATTGGCGATAAGTATGAGTTTGATTTAGATAAATATAAACAGACTTCTATGGGTATTGTTTTGAAAAGAAGAGATAACGCTGATATAGTGAAACATATATATGGAGGTATAATGAATATTATAATGAAAGAAAAAGATATACCAAAATCAATTGTGTTTTTAAAAGAAGAATTAAAGAAATTAATTCAAGGAAAGTTCCCATTGGAAATGTTAACAATTACAAAGAGTTTAAAGTCTTATTATAAGAATCCCGAATCAATCTGTCATAAGGTATTGGCAGATAGAATTGGTGAGAGAGAACCAGGTAATAAACCACTTCCAAATGAAAGACTTCCGTATATATACATTCAGTATCCAGAGAAAAAAGGACAAAGAATATTACAGGGAGATAAGGTTGAACATCCGTCATTTATAAAACAACAAAAATTGAAACCTGATTATTTATTCTATATTACAAATCAAATACAAAAACCAGTTTGTCAAATTTATGCCTTGATTGTAGAACAATTAGAAGGATATTCACATGACAAAGATTATATGAACAGATTGAAAAAAATGTATAGTGATAAACATGGAGAAGACAAAGCAAATGAGAAATTAACTAAGAAAAGAAATGAAATAACGGCTGATATTCTTTTCCAAGATATTATTAGAGAAGGAACAAATAAGAAAAATAAAATTAAACCGATTACAAGTTGGTTTAAACCCGTTTAAATTACAATTAAATTTGCGGAAGCATATCTTAAACATAATTTAATATTATACCTTTTTTCTATTTGTTCTTCTGTCATATATTGTGTTAATTTTAATATATAATAATTATTATATTTTTTTCTATTCACACAAGAACATAATTTACTTACATTTATATTTAAAAATTCTTCTAATAAATAATCTAAATAAAATATAGTCCTCCCCAGAGAATAAATATCAGATTTATATAAAGAATACCTAAAATCATTAGGATAATCTAAACTAATATGACATTCGTGTTTCCAATCTGTAGGATTTTTGGGAGGTAACCACGGTTCATCAAGTCTTCTATAATGAATAGGCATATAACCAGAAGTTCCAACTATTTTATTTTTCGCATTACCAAATGGTTCTTCGGAAGCATATCCGAAATCAATTAGTTTAAATCTTTTACCAAAATATTTATCTGGTAAACTAAAAAAATCATTATAAACTATGTTTTCGGGCTTTATATCTAAATGAACTATTTTATTAGAATGAAGAAAATCAAGTGCTTCTAATATATTGTTAATAAATGAATATATTTTTTTTTTAGTATTTCCTTTCCAAACAGAAATATTATTATTTTCATACATTTTTTGAAAAATATTTTGTAAATCTAAATTTCCTTCATTTGATATATAAGAATAATATAAATCTTTATTCCGCTTGATTATTTCGTGAACACAATAATCAAATTTTACATTTGAAATATAGGTATATAACATACTTCTTTTATCAATTTTATACTTTGTTTTTTCAGGAATAGAATAATAAAAATGGTGTCCTTCAATATTTCTTATTATATCTAAAATATATTCATTATGATAATCTGTTTTATATGTTATTTTTATTAATTTATCAAAATTGGTTTTAGTATTATTTATATTCTTATTTTTTTTTTTATTTTGTATATCTACTCTGTTTTTTTTTTCTTTAAGAAAAATGGAATCATCATCTGTTGAACTATCACTTATGTAATTATATATAGGATTTATAATGTTATTTTCATTATTTTCTTTTACATCATTTATAAATTCACCATAATGTCCATTACCTAAAATAATGGAATATTTACCTTCTTTTATAATAAATGATTTTTTATCTTTCATATATATTTTATATAAATATTAATCTTTATATATTAATTAAACAATATCACTCTCATTCATCTCATCACTTTCTTCTATTTCTCCACTTTCTTCTATTTCAACACTTTCTTCTATTTCTCCACTTTCTTCTATTTCAACACTTTCTTCTATTTCTCCACTTTCTTCTATAGTATTATCATTACTTTCTGTATCCTCTAATGACCCCGTATCTCTTAAATCAATTCTACAAACGGGACATGTAATATTACTTTCGAACCAAGTATCAATACAACTAATATGAAATATATGAGAACAGTTATTAATTTTTCTAACAATACTATTACTCGAAAAATTTTCCCTACAAATAGTACATTGTTCGTATGTATCTTCTAAAGTGCTATATAAATGAATAGAAGAACTATTAGATAATACTTGAATATTAGGAGTAATCGCAACGTCTTCCCAATCTGGATTTGTATTAATATTACTATTTTGACTATATAAAGTAACTTCTACTAATTCAGGTAATATATGAGGCATTGAAGAAGTATTTATAGAATATGAACTATAATTATTTAGTAATGAATTTTGATTTCCTAATGGGGTTTGATTACCGTGGGAGGTTTGATTACCATGGGAGGTTTGATTACCATAAGGAGTTTGATTACCATGGGAGGTTTGATTACCATAAGGAGTTTGATTACCATAAGGAGTTTGATTACCATAAGGAGTTTGATTACCATGGGAGGTTTGATTACCATAAGGAGTTTGATTACCATAAGGAGTTTGATTACTTATATTACTATTAGGAGAACTATTATAGGAGTAGTTATTATTTTGTGGGGAAGTATTATATAGTGAGCTTCTATTTTGGGGTGAAGTATTATATGGGGAACTTCTATTTTGGTGTGAAGTATTATATGCTGAGTTACTATTTATGGGGGAAGTATTAAATTCGGGTTGTCTTCTGGAACTTAATATATTCATTAAACCCTCAACAAATTGTCTGGATGCTTGGGTTCTAGAATCTCTATTTCTTTGTGTAGTTGGTATATTATTATTAGTGTTATAAAATAATATATTATCTATTTGATTTATAGTGGTTTGTAATTCTCTTTTGGTTCTTAATAATTGTAATCTAAGTGAGTTATCCATTAGATATTATTTTAATTAATAACATAATTTTAAATTAGTTAAAGAATATTTATTTATAATTTTATTATTATGTCGAATGGAGAAATACGGGGGTTATGTGGATTAGTAAATTTTGGTAATACGTGTTATATGAATTCCGCAATTCAGTGTTTAGCGTCTATTGGTAAGTTGAAAAAATATTTTTTAAAGAAGGAATTTTTAGAGGATTTGAATAAAGAAAACCCCGAGTTAAATTTAATTATTCAATGGTATAAATTATTATTAGGGAAATATACAAAAAATTCGGTAATATCTCCGGAAAGTTTTAGAAGAGAAATAAGAATAGTTTCATTAAAGGAAGGATTAAATTTGAATTTTGTAGGTAATGGACAAAATGACGTCCAAGAATTTTTGATATTTTTAATTGATAAAATGCACAATGGTGTATGTCGAAAGGTAAATATAAATATAACGGGTGAAGTCAAGAATGATTTAGACAAATGTGCTTTGGAAGCAATGAAAATGTGGAAAGTATTTTTTAAGGATAGTTATTCTATTTTTATAGATTTATTTTATTGTCAAAATAGTTCTAGGATTTACAATTTAGATAAAAAACTATTATCTACTAATTATGATCCTATTTGTTACCACTCCTTGCCTATACCAAAAAAAGAAAATCCTTCGATTTATGATTGTTTTAATTTATTTACAACAATGGAATTAATAGATGATGAAGATAATTTATATTTTAATGACGAAACTAAAGAGTATATAAAATATTATAAAGAGATAAAATTCTGGAGTTTACCTAAAGTGTTAATAGTTGTATTAAAGAGATTTATGAATAATGGTAATAAAATTACAAAAAAAATAGATTTTCCATTAAAAAATTTAGATTTATGTAAATATTGTGTTGGATATAGAAAAAAAAGTAATGTTTATGATTTAGTAGGCGTTTCTAATCATATAGGTAGTTTACAAGGAGGGCATTATTTTGCTTATTGTAGAATGGAGGACAGAAATTGGTATAATTTCAATGATACGTCTGTTTCTAGGATTTCTGAAAATGAAGTAGTATCAGAAAAGGCGTATTGTTTATTTTATATGAAAAAATAATTTAATGTGATTAAGAAAATATATTTTTACAGGATTAAATATATATATTTTAATATATTTTTATGAAAATAAAATATAGTATATAAATATAATGGAAAAAAGAATTAAAACGAATACAGTAAATTCAAACAATAAGAATATTAATAAAATTATAGGTGTAAATAATAAAATGAATAATAATAATAACAATAATAGAAATAACAATAATAGAAATAACAATAATAGAAATAATAATAATAAAGGAAATAATAAAGGAAATAATATAAATACTACTATAAGAAATATAAAAAATAAAAGTTTTAGTAATAAGGTAAAAGATAATAAAAATGTTATATTTTTATTAGTTGTTTTATTATTTATTGTGATAGTATGTATAGTAGGATATTATATTTACAAGAAATATCCCGAAGTTTTATCATTTTATGATAATAACAATAATAACAATAATAACAATGAAGAAAAAAAATTACAAAATAATATAAATAAAATGAGACAACAAAATAATTTAAATAAAGAATTACAGGAGCAGGAAAACGGCAAAGAGAGAAAAAGACGAACAGAAGATTCAAATATGGTAAATTTATTAAATAATGTTAAGAACAATACATTTAAAGTAAATACTAATAATAAAAAGCAAGTATTCAATATAGCCAATAATATATTTAACTATGATGATGCGGAGGCAGTTTGTAAAGCACATGGTGCCGATTTGGCTTCATACGAACAGGTGGTAGACTCTTATTCTAAAGGTGCAGAGTGGTGTAATTATGGTTGGTCGAAAAATCAAATGGCATTGTATCCTACACAAAAAAAAACTTGGCAAAAATTACAAGGAGACCCCGAAACTGCTAATAGTTGTGGTGATTGGGGTGTAAATGGTGGATATTTTGAAAATAAAGATACTTTATTTGGTGTAAATTGTTATGGAGTTAAACCAGAACCAAAAGATAGAGAAAGAACTAAGACTGTACCTGTATCAATAAGAGGTAGAGATATTTTAAATAAAGTTAAAATGTATAGAGAAAATAGAAATGATATTACTGTTAATCCATTCAATAATGATTTATGGTCTCAATAATAAATATTTAAAATAAAAATATAATAATTAAAAAGTTTTATTCATAGAACAACCGCATCCACCTACTTTCCTATTAATTTTAAATTTTCTTCGTAACTTTCTTTTACTTTTATTATAACCTCCTTTTTGGGAAGTTATATTTAAGATATTAGTTCCTCCTCTAACAAATCCTCCTCTTTGTTTTCTGCTTCCTCCTTTATGGTTATCTGAACGCAAACTGTTTATTTTACTTCCTCCTTTTTTTTGTGAACGTCTTTGTTTTTTAGAAACCTTTCGAGAACGTTTTTGTTTGTAACTAAGTTTTTTGGAATGATAATTTCTTGGCATTTTATACTATTATAAAAGAAAATAAATATATTTTAATTAAAATTTAATTTACTTTTATATAATAAAAAATTGAAAAACTAATTATTTATAGTATATTGATTTAAATATGACTTCAAACCAAATAAAAACAAAAACAAAAACTCAAGAAGAAGGTTTACAATATGATTGGGATTCACGTGTGAAAGAAAATTTTATGGATTTAAATCAAGAAATACACGAAGCAGTCGACAAGGAAAATGCCACGGACGCAACAAAAGACGCCAATTTCATAACTCATATGAATAAAAGATTCATAGAAATTAAAGATAATTTTGAAATTGTTGAGAGAATCGAAGACGGTTGCGATGAAGGCGGAATACTCTATTGGGTAGAATGTAAGAATGGATGGCATGATAGAAGTTGGAATTTGAGTTCAGCAATAAGAAAATCAATCGAGGAATTCAAAATGTATATTTATAGATACGGATTTCTATATGAGTCGGTTTTATATTACTATACTAAAAAAAGTCTGGATGAGGTATTTGCTTAATCAAAGTAACAATCCTCATTATCTGAATTATCAGAATCAGATTGGTTATCAATATTAAATTCTACATTTTTAAATATTAGGTATATAAAATTTTTATTTTCTATATTATTTAATAAATTAAAGGCATTGTTGGTCATATATGATTGTAAGTTATTATATAATTTTATTAAATCATTTATAAATAAATCGTCGAATGTATTTTTTTTTTCAATATCTAAAATTGTTATTCCTCTATATTTTTTTTTAGTACTATTGAGATAAATAAAATATACAAATTGTTTAAAAAAATATTCTTCATCATTTAAATCCAATCCTAAATCTTTTAATTTATCTAATGTCATTTGATACATATTATCAATAATATGAAACCTATATAGGTTTTTGTCATATTTATGATTTATCCAGATATTGAAATTATAATCCATTTAAAATTATTTTATTTTATTCTATTAATTATATAAAAAAATAAGATTTTAATCACACTTAAAATTTATAAAATATAAAATATAAAATATAAAATATAAAATATTAAATATTAAATAAATTTTAAAAAATTATTAAATTATAATAAAATAAACTAAATCTTTTTATATATAATATCTTTTACAAAAAGTTCGACTCTATTATAATAATTATCAAATATAAAGATACATAAACTATCTCTTTTTGTACATATATCTAATTTTACATCTATAAATTCTTTTTCATTTATATTTTTCAAAAAATCATTATATATTTTTATAGGATTATGTATTTTTATACCAATACCATTATCAGGATTAATAATTTTTTTACCTTTAATTTTAAAAGATAATTTATAATTTCCAGGTTCTAAATTATATCCAAACCAAATGTTAATGTATTTTCCTTTTAATTTTGTAAATTTTATAACTCCGCAATTAATTTCCATCTTACATTTTTTATTTATATTATAATAAATTTTACCTTCATCATAATTATTTTCATTTAAAATTAATAAATATTTTTTATCATCGTCGAATTTATGTAAAGAATAAAAGGATAAAGAATTAATATCAGTTTCTTCATTACAAATATAATTTATATCCATTGTTTTTTCAAATAAAACTTTGAAAACGTGCGAATTTGTTTTTTTATATGTTTTAAATATTGAATAAAATTGTTCTAAATATTTCTGCGGAAATAAATAAAAATTATCACATATACTAAATTTATATTCCAAAATAGAAACTAAATTCAATTTATTATAATCTATTCCACTAAATGTTTTTTCAAATAAAATATCAAACCTCGTTAATATAATATTATCATATAATATTCTATTATCCTTTTGATAATTTATACAACATTCCAATGCCTTTAATACCTTCTTATTTTTAGAAATAATATGATTCACATCATTGTCGACTAAATAGTATCTTTTGGGTTTATAACATTCTATTAATTTATTAAGTTTTTTACTTCTATTCGTACAGAAAAAAATATCTATCTCGAATTTTTTTGAAAAATATTCAATTAATTTATCATTTATATTCTTATAATATAAACTAAAATCTATATTTTTAATAGCACCTTTCCAATGATTCATATTTTCAAGATAATGAATACCAAAAAATAACAATGCCATTCTTTTTTTTTTATATTTTTTACAAAAGACATTTTGAGTTATTTGAGTTATTTGAGTTACATTTTGATTTAATAAAAATTTAGAATATAAACTATTGATTAATATATTCCCTAACTTATCAATATTATCTATTTCATTTTCTTTTATAAATTTAATTATATTATCAAAATTATACCTTTTATAATACTTACAATGATAATCCATTTTTCCAAGATTTATGTTCTTTTCTTGTAACAAATTCGATAAATTTTTATTTTTTTTTATTTCAAAACCCCAAGAAGGATTCCAGTTTTTTAATATGTTTTCATTATTATTTAAGTCAACATTCTTATTAAAGTTTATATTATTATATAAATTATTCATTTGATTTTCGTGATATATATGTAAATCTTTTTTATTTATTTTTTCTTTAAAAAAATCGTTATTATTAAGCATTACAAAATAATCAAATTCATAATTCTTATTTACTACTTCAAAATTATGTAAATGTTTTTTTAAATTATATTTTATATATGAATTAATATATAAAATGCTTATATGTTTGATATTTATATTATCATAATTGTTTACACATATTAAAAATTTTATATTTTGATTATATTCAATGATATTTATGAGTTGTACGTCACTGGTTGTATTGACGCTATATATAATATCATAATTCATTATTTTATAAATAATTTAAAATCTTAAACTATATTTAAATTAAGAATTAAATGGTACTTAATTATATCTTATTAAATGTATTCATTAATTTTATAGTATTTCATATGTTAAATACAAAAAATGATATAAATTACCCAGTAAAAAAAAATAGTTTGATACATGCTTTTATTGCGAGTTTAGGGGGAGGTTTATATCTAACAAATTTAATTTCATTTGATACACAGGAATTAGTTGTATATTATTCATTGGGATATATAATTTATGACGTATTAATTTATACTTTATATAAGGAAATTAAAGATGAAAGAAATATAACATATTTTCATCATTCTCTATTTTTAATTGGAATATTATATTATTATCAAGAACCAAAAATATATTCAACACTAATTTTATCAGAAATTAGTACTGTACCTCTAAATCTAAGATGGCTTAAAAAACAAGAAGGAAATGTTAAATGGACTAAAATTTATTCATATTTATTTTATTTTAGTTTTTTTGTTTTTAGAGTAGTAAATTGTACAAATATTTTATATCAACTAATTAATTTAAAAAAAAAATGTTTAATTTCAATATTTTCGGGTTTAAATTATTATTGGTTTTATCTTATGACTAAGAAATTAATTAAAAGTTTATCTAAATGAAATAACCCTAAATGAAATAACTCTAAATGAAATAACCATATTTAATGATTTAAATTTTTACAACTTATTCTATTTATGTTTATAAATAAAAAACAACAATTAGTAATTATAGGTCATATCAATGACTCTACAATTATTAATAATTTAACAAATAATGGATTTCTTATATATGATATTAAAAACTTATATTTAAAAAAAGACAATTCCTTAGTTTTAAAAGAAATTGTATCTATATTAAAAGAAGAACACCCGGAAGAATATATTTACATTATTAAAATAGATAATGAATTAGTTATCCTCGAATATAAGAAAGTAAACCAAAATTATTATTTTTATAAGGTAGATAAGTTTGGGAATGGATATATACACCTTATTAAAACCATAAAATATTTACAATCCCATATAGATAAATTTGTAACCTATAATATAAATAAGGGGGTTAATATTTTATATTGTATATTAGGTGGTGTTAGAACAATTGATAAAACATATGATAAAATATATCATAATGTAATTAGAAGTTTTTATTATAAGGAAAGTGATATATATTTATATTTAAAGGTGAATGATTTAGGACCTAAGAATAATGGGGGTGTTAATTTTGTATATCATAGTTTAGAGAAAAAGGAAATTATAGAATTATTAAGTAAATATCATACAATAGATAATTTAGTATTTAGTGATTTTAATTTGGAAGAGGAAGATATTGAAAAATATGTAGAAAATAGAGAAAGATTTATAAATTGGATGTCTACAGACGACGTGCTAATAAGAATTATGAATTTCCATTATAATCTCTTGAAATGTGGAGAATGGATTTTAGAAAAAGAAAAACTAAATAAAAAAAAATATGATTATATTTTTTATACTAGGCCTGATATAGATTTCCCGGAGCGTATTCCTTTTTATTTAAATTATTCTAATGAAAATGTATATGATTTATCCAAAAAGAATTTTAATGATTTTGCGGGAATTATACCGCGGAATTTAATGGAACAATATTTATTTAAACCTTTCGAATTATATGAAAATTCAAATAATTATACTAAACATTTTTTTGGTCCAGAACAAATGATTAGTTTTTGCATAGGAAAACAATTTAAAAAAACTGATTATTTTGCTTCAATTGAAAGAAAACAAGACATTAAAAAATATAATATTTGTTTTATGTTAGTAGGTAGTGTTTCTATAGAAAAGAATATTGATACTATAATTGATATGTTAGATACAAGTTATAAATACTATAATGTATATGTATTTGGATATATTAATTGTTTAGAACCTGATTTAGTTAGTAAATTAAAGAAAATAAAATTTACAATTTTAAAATTAAATAAAGCAGATTATAATTATTGGTTGCTTACTAAAAAATGTTTTAACATTGCTAATATTTTTAGTAATAAAAAGGGTATAAAATATGATTTAGTTATTAATATGAATTGTGAATTTCAACCTAATTTCTTTATTGGTAATGAAATATTTTATTGTATTAAACAACAAAAAGTATTTTTTAATATCATAAAACAGGATATTAATTTAATAGATAAAAATTTCATTATGGGTCCTTATAATAAAATGACTAATATTTTGAATTATTATAATGTTTTGTATTCCATTGATAAACAAAGTAAACAATGTAATATGTTAGATAAATTAAATAATATATTATATAAATTAGACAAGAAATATGAAGGTCAGTTAGAACCTCCCACAATAGATAAAATAAAGTTTACTTTTTATTTGTATAATTCATTAAAAGTATAATTCATTAAATTAATACAATACAATACAAATAATTATAAATATTTTTTTATTAATTATGATTAATGATAGTTGATTCAGGTATTTATTCTGCATGTGTATCAATTCAAAAAGAATATGAAAATTTAATTCAAAAATTTCCAGAACAAGATATATTAAAACTCAAAAAGGATATTATTACATCTCAAAATAATATTTATATTTTAGGAGTAGGAAAATCCGAAACAATTTCCCTTCATTTAACTAACTTATTAAAATCCATAGGTATTAAAGTATTTAATTTAAATGTTTTAAATGCTCTACACGGTGATATAGGGACATTGAAGGAGAATGATTTAGTTATAATGTTTAGTAAGAGTGGAAATACATTTGAATTATTAGAATTGAGTAAATTTATAAAAAAAAAGAAATGTAAAATATGGGGTATATGTTGTGAAGTTGAAAGTTTATTTAATAAAATATGTGAAGAAGTTATAGTTTTACCATTAATAAAAGAGTTAGAAGGAGAAACTATTAAAACATTACCCACTAATAGTTGTTTAGTTCAAATCATATTCTCAAATATACTAACTATTTTAATAGAAAAAGAAATATCACTAACATTAGAAGGGTATGGAGATAATCACCCTGCCGGTTCAATAGGGGATAAATTGAAAAAAATAAAAGATATTATTATTTATAATTTCCCAATTATAACTATTAAGGACATATTACAAGTTGAACAAGACTATACAAAAAAAGAAATTTTATTACAAGAAGTTTTATTACAAATGACACTGTATAGTATAGGTTGTTGTTTTTTTATAAATGAACAAAAAGAGTTAGTAGGTGTATTATCAGACGGGGATATTAGAAGATTATTATTAAATGATATGGAGAAGAAGTATATTTATATAAATGATATAAATACAGATTTTTATTATGAAACAGATATGAATAAGTTAGTATCGGATATAACACTAATTAAAAGGAAAAAATTTATACCAATATTATCAAATGATATGAGAATGATAGGTATTATAAAATTCTAATATTATCTTTCATATTTATTTTTCAAATAAATATAATCTTGTGAAGTATCTATACCCGACTCATGGCTATTAACATAAGCCGCATTTATTTTATATCCTTGTTCTATTATTTTTAACCATTCTATATCTTCGCTTAATTGATTGACTGTATCTTCTAAACTGAATTGATTTACTAAATATTCTCTATTAAATACAAATAATCCAATATGGAAATTATAGGCAATATTTTCACTTATATTATAGTATTTACATGCTGGTATTACATTTCTTGAACCGTACATAATATTATTATTTTTATCTAAAACTATTTTAACTTTTGATTTACTCGTTATTTCCATAGTATTATAACTTGAATAATATAAAGTGGAACATACTACATTTTTATCTTCTTGATTTTTTATAACATAGTTATTTATTGCGGAATGTATATTTTCTATATCTATAAAAGGTTCATCTCCTTGGACATTTACTATCATATTGTAATCATTATATTCTACATTCTTATTAAGAAAATGTATAATTCTTTCTGTTCCATTTATACATTTTTCTTCTATAATATGGCATACACCTTCTGCGAAAGAATCTACTTCTGTTTTAATTCTTTTATCATCTGTTAAAATAACTATTTCTTTTTCATATTTTATTTTACTAACATTATCATATACGTGACGTATTATAGTTTTATTATTAATTTCCAATAATGGTTTTCCCGGTAATCTAGAAGAATGAAATCGCGCTGGAATACATACTAATATTTTATAAGACATAATTGCTTTATTACTTCGTTTTATTACTTCGTTTATATCATAAATACTTAAATAAAGTTAATATTTAATTTAGGATATTGTAAAATAAGTCTTTTTTGAGAATCCGACATTAATAATTTGAAATCTCTATTCGTTTTTAACATATTTAAATCTATATCTAAAGTATTTTTATACATTAATAGGTTTATACCTCTTTTATTTTTATATATTCTCTGTAAATAATCATTATACTCTGTATTATATTCATTAATATATTCCTTATTATGATTATTAATATATTCATTATTATATTTTCTATTTAATATTAGTTTACTTATTGATACATTATCGTCTAAACAATTATACATACCGTAAATATCTATATTATGTTTTGAGTTTAAGAAATGAAATATAACTTCTCCAGAATTTTTACAATTTATAAAATCTAAATTTTTATTAGGATTTTTATTAGTTTCTATTTCATAATTAATTATTTTTCCTTTAAAACCTAACTTATCTAAATAATTATATAATTTTAGATTATATTCTTGTACAGGTTGGTGTTTAATGTGCAACATATTAGGACATAAAATATATTTTATTTCTGGAATAAATTCTTCAATACCAAATATACCTTCAAAATCATTCATTACTAAAATGTCTTTTTTAGATAATATTCCAATAGATTGTTTAACTCCTATATATAAATCATAATTTTTAGTTATTTTTTTATTAAGGTGTCCTTTTCCGATAACTAAAACATTTTTTTTGGTATTTAAAAATTCAAGAAATTCTTTATACATAAACTTTTTTAGAAAAAAAGTTTTATCAAAAAACACTAAACCAAACTTTGACGAAATTGAAGATTTCTAATTGGAATAAAGTTTTTATCAAAAAACACTAAACCAAACTTTGACGAAATTGAAGATTTCTAATTGGAATAAAGTTTTTATCAAAAAACACTAAACTAAACTTTGACGAAATCGAAGATTTCTAATTGGAATAAAGTTTTTATCAAAAAACACTAAACCAAACTTTGACGAAATCGAAGATTTCTAATTGGAATAAAGTTTTTATCAAAAAACACTAAACCAAACTTTGACGAAATCTTTATATTGGTTTAGTTTAAAAACTTAAAATATATTTATAGATAAAAATACAATGATTACATATGAAGAACTCAAGAATAATTTCTTTATCATGGCAGGTCCCAATGTTATTGAGTCTGAAGAACACGTATTTAAAATGGCAAAAGAGCTTAAAAGAATATGTGACAAATTAAAAGTCAAATTCATTTTTAAATGTTCCTTCGATAAAGCAAATCGCAGCAGTATTAATTCCTATAGAGGTGTAGGTACCCATAAAGGTTTAGCGATATTAAAAAAGGTAAGAGAAGAGTTACACATTCCTATAATAACGGATATACATGATATAAGTCAGGCAAAATTGGTAGCAGATAGTGTTGATATAATTCAGATACCGGCATTTTTGTGTAGGCAAACTGATTTATTAAAAGCAGCAGCAGAAACGGGGAAAATTATACAAATAAAAAAAGGGCAGTTTTTATCAGGTGAAGCAATGCACCAGTGTGTTACTAAAATGTTGGCATTCGGTAATAGGCAAATAATTTTATGTGAAAGAGGTAATATGTATGGTTATGGGGATTTAGTAGTTGACCCAAGAAATCTACTTACAATGAGAAGTCCCAATAATTTAGTTACTATGGATATAACACATTGTTTACAACAACCCTCCCAATTACAAAAAGATGGTTCTATGAAAGCCGGGGGATTAAGAGAGTTTATACCATATATGGGTAAAATGGCTGTAGTGCTAGGTGTAAATGGAATATTTATGGAGGTACATGATAGACCTGACGAATCTAAGTGTGATGCTCCGACACAATATCCTTTAGAATGTTTCGAGAGTTATATAGAGGAGTTATTACACTTAAGAGAAGTATGTTAAATATTGAATATAATAATCTTATAAATAGTCTCTTATAATTTTATTATAATAGTTAATATATAAATTAATATTCTCGTGTTTTTTATTTAGTTTTATATTATTTTTATCTAAAAGTTTATGATATTTGGGATCATAACTTTTATATCCCAATTCAGTTAAATAAATATTATCATTTTGTATTAATAAATCATGACAATATAATCCATAACCTAAATTTTTATAAAGTGCCGTAAGTATTTTTTGAAATGGTATTGAGTTTTTTTCTAACCATTTTTTAAAAAATAAATCGGCATCTAGTAATTTACTTTTATCTAATATTTGATTAGTTGCACGACAATTCCAATCTTGCGAAGGCCTACTAAAATAATCTACTAATATATCATTTATACAAAAAATTCTAATTGAAAGTATTAAATCTAATTCTTTTATTTTGGCATCCAAAAATTCACTAATCATAATATCCTTATTTAGATTAAAATAATCCTGTTCATTATATTTTTGTAAAATTTCATAATTTTTAAAAAGTTCTTCTCTATTTTTACATAAAAATTTAAATTTACCCCCAGATTGTTCACATAAAGACAATATAATAGGATAATTATTTATATTATCTAAATCTTGAGAATTAATAATTCTACTTTTGGGAATATTGATTGGGATATTTTTATTTTTAATAAATTCATATGTGTTGTAAGAATTAACTATAGTAGTATGATTTTCTGGATTATTATAAATTTTAATATTTTTGGCACTTATAATATTTTTTATTTTTATCATAAATTCCAAAAAATTATCCCAATTTTTAAATTTTTTTCGGAATAAATTAGTATATTCTTCAGCAGTATCTCTTGTATTTTTAATAATCAGTTTATCTTCATTATAATTAAAAATTACAATATTAAAAAGATTTATATTTAATATTCTGTTTTTATAAACAATATTGTTATCTAAAATTATAATATTAAATAAACAAATACGCGCGGTTGGTCTTAATATACAATTTACATTATTATAGGATTTACCAGTTTTTCCATTATTATCTAAATCATATAATACTAAAATATTCATTTATATATATTAACTTTAAATAAATTATCTCTAAATATTTTAATCCAATAATGTTCATTATGATATTCTGGATTTATGAGTATTTTTGGATTATTTCTTCTAGAAGCTTGAAAATGAACGATATAATAATCTGTATATTTTTCTTTGTTTAATAATATTTTATCATAAATCCCAAAGTTTTTTTTCCCTAAATTATAATATTTTACATTTTTCATTTCTATTATTTCTCCTAATATTTTTTGATCTGATAATGTCATATAATTATATAAATTTATGTCTTTTATTTTAATATTATCAAGTTTTTCAATCCAACGATTTAAAATATCTTTAGTTTTTGAATTATTTCTGAAATATAAAACACCAGATAAAAATTTTTTATTATTATTTTTATAAAATCCATAGTCTTCCTTTATTAAATCTAATTCTTTTGGATAATTAAAAAACATAGTATCTACATCACACCATAATATCTTATCATAATTAAATTTCTCTAATACTTCTATAATTATTTTAGGTTTAATATAATTAAAATAATTCCATTTTTTTATTGTATTTAGTTCTTTATTATTATCAAATTTTTGATTAGAATCGATTTTATATATAATATAGTTTATTTGAAGTAGATTCATAGAATAAATAAAAAAATCTTTTTCTCTTTCATATAAATTACCTATTGTGTAAAAAGATACAATAACAAATTTTTTAGGATTAAATATTTTATGAAAAGCGATTTCCATTTAAAATAATAAAATATTTTAAATATATGATTTTGAGCAAACTTGTAAATAGTTTAATTTTATTGGATTTTGACGGAACTATTATGGAAACCGCAAAATTTAATTGCGAATGTTATAATATAGTTCTAAATAAATATAATAAAGAAATATCTTATCGGGATTTTTTACAAACAATTAATGATAGTCATTTAGATATATTTTTTAAAGAAAACTTAGGATTAAAGGAAGAAGAAATTAATGAAATAAGAAAAAAGAAATATGAATTAATGTATACACATATTAATAATACTGATTCTATTAAATTTATTCATGGTATGGAAGAGTTTATTGATTTTATAGATAAAAATAATATTTCTCATTGTGTAGTAACTAATACTGCTCTTAAACCGATTAACTTATACAGAAAACATTTTCCCGTTTTAAATAAATTAAAAAATTGGATTACTAGAGAAGATTATAATCTACCTAAACCTAATTCTGAATGTTATAAATTAGCAATAGAACGATATGGTAAAGGAACAGAAAATATTTATAAAAAAACAATAGGTTTTGAAGATAGTTGGGTAGGATATAATGCCTTAAAAGGAACAGTTGAAGAAATAAATATAATATATACAGAAGAAAGGGTTAATTATGATAAATTCTTAAAGGAAAAAGTAAATTTAATATCAGATTATAAATTATATAAATAACTTATTAGTTTACTAAATTAAATTTAGTTAATAAATTAATAAAATTTTTAGGATTATCTAATAAATCAAAATTTAAATGAAAATAATATTTCATTAAAAATTCCTTTCTATTTGGTAAGAGTTGTAAATTTTGGGATTCCAAATTACTAATATATTCTATTTGTGGTATTTGTATTTCTGGAAAATAATTACATTTTATAAAACCTAAATTAAAAATAGGAATACCTAAATTAACTAAATCTATTATTAATTTACTATTTTGTATAAAAGCGCAATATATATTTTTGAATACTACACTTATATCTTCGTTACAATATCCAATATTACAATATCCAATATTACAATATTCAATATTATCTTTTGATTTAATAAAATTTATAATATTATTTTCAAATTGAGTTTTTCTATCTTTTTTATGTAATCTAATTTTAATTTTTCTGTTTGTATGTTTTATTATTTTAATTATTAATTTTTCTAATAATTCTAAATAAACATTAGGTTTATATTTTTTTACTAAACAATTTTGAAACCAACCAATTGAATTATTTAAAAAAATATAAATATATCCTTCTTGGTTTATTTTATATTCTGTATTAAAAGGTATATATTTATGTATAGATTGAAATTGTAATTCATTAATTTTTTGAGTAAATGATAATTGTGGATTCCAAGAGTTAGTAGTTACAAAAAAATACATATTTTTATTTCCTTTTATTGGTATATTAAATCTACAACCAGCAATAAAAAGAGTATCCTTTTTTTTATTATTTATATATTTATTACCATCGCTATTTTTAGTATTAAAATAAACACTAGTAAGATTTTTTAATTTATTAAGTTTTATATTTAATAAATAATTTATATATTCTATAGTTATTTCTTTATTTAATATATAATTTTTTAAGATTAAATTCGTATGTAAAATTAAATTCTTATGTAAAACTAGATACATTTTATATTTAATTATTTAATTATAAAATATATTCATATTAAAATTTTATATAGATAATAAAAATAAATATATGGAGTTAAATAGTATATTTATTTTATAATTAAATAATAAAATGGATTTAGGAGGACATAATAATAGAAATAATTTAGAATTTGGTTCAATAAAATATTTACAGAATAAATTTAATATTAAATCAATTATAGATATAGGTTGCGGACCGGGTGATATGAAAAAAAATTGTGAACAACTTAATATTAAATACTTAGGTATAGAAGGGGATAAAAATATTATTAAAGATAAAAATTATATTAGAGAACATGATTTTAAATATCCTTATTTGGGAGAAGAAGAATATGATTTTGGGTATTCAACTGAATTTTTGGAACACGTAGAAGAACAATATATGGATAATTATATGAAAGTATTTCAAAATTGTAAATATGTATTAATAACAGCAGCACCCCCTATGTGGCCGGGTCATCATCATATAAATTGTCAAGATCATAAATATTGGTTACAAAAATTTAATAAATATGGATTTATATTAGATTGTTACAATACTTTACAAATTAGAAATAAATCAACAATGAATAAAAATAGAGGTAATCATAAAAAATTTATTCAACACAGAGGGTTATTTTTTATAAATACTAAATATAATAAAATTAATTTAATAGATTCAATACCAAATAAAATAGAGGAAAATAAATTTTATAAAAATAATAAATATATAGAATTTATTATTTCAAAATGGAATACAAATAAAGTAAGTAATACTAATAATCATTTATTTGTTTCAAGTCTACCATTAATATCTTTATATAAAATATGAAAAAATATATTGTAATTTTATCAAATGAACCAAAATTTAGTAAAACATACGGTAATAATAAAAAAGTGATAAAATTAATTAATGAAGCTTTTAAATTTGTTAGAATTAGATTTTGTAATCATATTTTTTTCAGATTCTAATAATTCTTTTATTTCATTTTTTAACAACAAATTTATTGTTTCTATTTTTTTTGAAGAAAAATTAAAGGTATAAAAACCCTGTTTTAAGAAAATATTATATATATTTAAATTTTTAGGATTGAAATTATATTTAATGTTACTATTTTTATAATATTGTATTAAACTTTTTAATTCTGTAATAAAATATTTTTTAAAATTTTTAAAAGTTATATCATTATCAATATTTTTAGAGATTAAATTTAATTTATTTTCAATTAGATTATAATTTATATAAACTTCCTTATTATGAATAATACTTTTTAAATATTTACTTACAATAATATTGATATCATTCGCAAATTTATCAGTATTTATAATTGATTTATTCTTAATAATTGCTGTATCAAAATATGGAAAATTAAATTTCATAATATTTTTTTGTTTATTCATTAATAAATATAACAAATAAATTTTTAATCACTTTTATAATATAATTATTGCTGCTTCCTGTTGATAACCTAAATTTCTTAATTGTTTAAATGATAATTTACTACCTTTTATTTCATTTTTATGTAAAACATTACCGTGAGTTCCCAACCATTTAAATTGTAAATTATATAATTTACATATTTCAAATAAAGCTTTCATTTCACCTTCGTAAAATGTATTATAATTTATAATTTCATCAAAAATTATTATTAATCCCTTTTTTAATATATTATATTTAATAAGCATATCAAAAACAAATTTGGTGCTACTATATAAATCACAATCTATATGTATCATATTTATTTCTAACTCTTTTTTTTCAATTATAAATTTTTCTAAAGTATCTTGAAATAAACCTTTTATTAAAATAACATTATCTTTAACTTTTGGTAATTCAGATATTTTGAAAGTATTTTTTTCACAAACACCATTCCATGATTCCGGTAACCCTTCAAAACTATCAAAACCATATACTTTATCACAAAAATCTGATATTAAATTAATAGTAGTCCCTTTAAAAACCCCGAATTCCATACAATTTATAAATTGGTTATTTTGTAATATATTATTTAATGTAAAATGTTTATATCTAGATTTTTCTAAATTTATTGAAATACTTTTTAGTTTTTCTATTTCCTTATATAACCATAAATCATAATAGTTTTTTTCTAAATAATTTATCATTTCCCCATTTTCTATTTCATTTAAACTCCATTGCATATAAGAAATATTACTTAAAACTTGTTGTCTTTTTTCTTCAATAGGTATATATGGTTGATTTATATTATCTAAATTATGATAACCTAAGTCATAAACCAATGACATTTTATTAAATACAAAAATAGGTATACCTTCTATAACAGCTTCAATAAAAGAATTCGAATTATATGATACTAAACAAAATGTATCCTTAAAAGTATAGTTAATATCTTTATTCTTATCTATTTTTATAAAATCCGGTATATTAATTATAAATTTTGGATTATTTATATTCTTATATAAAGGATGATGTCTAAATACTATTTTTCTATCAGTTTTTTGTTTTAATTCCAGAAATATAGAATTTAACCACTTATTATAATTAATATCTTGTACTTGTGTATCCCAAGGTAATTGTCCAGTAATTAAAATATATTTATCTTCATTATAATTCATTTCATTATATGGTTTTAATTTAATATTTAATTTTTCTAATCTATCAGAAGGGCAATTTATAGGTATGAAATCACTTAATCCAAACATATTATTAATATTTATTGACCTATATTTATTTCTATTAATAAATCCCGTTTCAAAAAATATAACATTTTTATAATTATTTTTAATAGTTAGTCTAAAATTTGTATTACTTTTAAATTTACAATATGAACTCCATAAAATAGAAAAAATATTTTTTTTAATAAATAATTGATTATTATTTTTTTGTATTTTATTATTTTTATTTTGTAATAAGAATTTCTCAATAGAAATAATTGTATTTTTAATATATTCTACTTTAATAAAATTTCTATCATAATATAAGTCATACATTAGTTATATATTAAAATTTATATATAAAAAATTTATATATTTAACTTTAAATTTTTCAAATTACCTTTTAAATGTTCCAAATAATTTACTAAAGGTGTTTCTCTCGCTATATTTAATCCTCTTTGGTCTCCTTTATTTTTAAAATAGTTAGAACCTAAATTAAAGTTTTGAATTTGATATTTTTTTTCAAATCGTATTCTAATAACATCCCATATATGTGAATCTGTTTGTTCTTTTTCTTTATAAATATCATTTGATAAGTACATTCTTCTCATTTCAATTAAATATTTTTCTGTTAATTTATGTTGTAAATCAAATATAATAAATCCGGATTCAGTATGATAATTTATTCTACCCAAATAAGACATCATACAATCCTTTTTTATAAAGTATTTCTCTAAATTAATTAAATCTATAGGTTTTTTAAATATAATATCAGCGTCTAACCAAATCAAATATTTATAATTTTGAAAATTTAATCCTGCATGTACTATTCCAAAAACTTTATAACTAAATCTAACACCATCATATAAAAACTTCTTAACTTTTCTATTTTTATTATTATTTATAAAAGTTTGAAATTCTGTATCACATTTTAAAATATTAAGTGTTTTTATATTTTTATTATTTATAATTAAATCTTCCTCACTATAGATAAGTAAATCAAAGGGCCACGAATATGTTTTTAAAAAACGATGTGCGTATTCTAAATATAATTTTTTATTAAAACTAGTTACACATAATACCTCTGTTTTTTCTCGATAATTCATTTTAAATTTCTCAAAATACGTTAATTCATTTAACCATAAATCTCCGTATTCAACTTTTTCATAACCAGGATGCCAAGGTCCCCCATCCGTATAATGTAACGCTTTATAATCCCCGTCATTATAATAACCAACTAAATAATTATATTTCTTATCTATTTCACCTATTTCGGTAGTCCATTCCATTCTATGTAACCACTTTGGTGTTTGGGTATTTACATTTTCAAGATTTAAATTTTGAATATCAGGATGAGAACAATTAAAAATCATTAAACTAGACCAATTCTTTCTTGGATACCATTCTTGTTTTCTACCGTCCATTTTCTCTTTCGCATTACATTCTGTATATTTATGTTGAACACAATAAACTGCTTTATTATTTATTTCATTTTTCTTAATACATTCCTTAATTAATTCTTCTGGATCACAAAACCATAAGAAATCACTATCACAAAATAAAGACCAACCTTGAAAATTACTTAAATATGGAGCAAGAAATCGTGTATATGTGAATTCAGTTGCTCCTGTATTATCTATTCTTCTAAAAATATTTTTTTGTTCTAAGTCTTTTTTTACTAATTTATGTATAATAATAGTTTTGTTGTATTTTTTAATAGAACGTTCGCAAACATTATAGGCGAGTTCTTGTCCGTAATTAGATGAATCAAAACCAATAAATATTTGGTTCATAATTTACATTTAAAATATATTAATTTATATATAAATAAACATAATATGAATAATAATATGAATATATTAATTACCGGCGTAACCGGACAAGACGGATCTAATATGGTAGATTATTTATTAAGTGCTACTGAATATAATATATATGGGTCTTATAGAAGATTATCTGTATCTAATCATACTAATTTAGAACATATACAAAATGAAAGATTTAAGTTAGTCAATTTAGATATAACAGACCAACAATCAATTATTAATACAGTAAAAAAAATAAAACCAGATTATATTATTAATTTTGCTGCCCAAAGTTTTGTAGCAGATAGTTGGAATATTCCCATTCAAACATTTAAGACTAATACTTTATCAGTTATTTATTTTTTAGAAGCAATAAGAGAATATATACCTAAATGTAGATTTTATTCGGCTGGTTCCAGTGAAGAATTTGGTAATATAGATTATTCACCACAAGATATAAAACACCCCTTAAAACCTAGAAGTATTTACGGAGCTAGTAAATGCGCGGCAAAACATATTGTCAAAGTATATAGAGACAGTTATGATTTATATGCCATACATTGTGTATTATTTAATCACGAGGGATTAAGAAGAGGTAAGGAATTCGTTACAAGGAAGATTACAACTAATATAGCAAGAATAAAATATGAATTAGAGAATAATAAAGAAGTAAAACCTTTTGATTTAGGAAATATATATTCAAAGCGTGATTGGAGTGATTCAGAGGATTTTGTAAGAGCAGTTTGGAAAATGCTAAATCAGGAAACGCCGCAAGAATATATATTAAGTTCTAATGAAACACATTCAGTAAAAGATTTTATAGATATATCCTGTAAATACGCAAATCTTGAAATAAAATGGGAAATAGATGACAAGGAACCACTTAATACTAAATTATATTGCAACAATAAAGTTATATTACAAATAAATAAAGATTATTATAGACCGGCAGAAGTGGAATTATTAATAGGCGATTCTACCGAAACTAGGAAAATAATAGATTGGGAACCGAAATATTCATTTGAAGATTTAGTAAAAAGAATGGTTGAAAATGATATTAAATTATATAAAAATGAAATGAAATGATATTAAATTATATAAAAATGAAATGAAATGATATTAAATTATATAAAAATGAAATGAAATGATATTAAATAAAATTAGATAAAATTACTTTTGAACTATTTCCTAAGTTATTAAAATTCTTTGATATTATATTATCAAAATAGTTAGACCCTTTACTTTCCATCTCATTTATAATTTGTTCTAATTTATCTTTATCTAAATCTCTCCATTTTTCTATTCTTCTAAATACTTTTTGATCTACTAAGTATTCATTTCTTTCTACTTTCCCCATTTTTTTCCATATAACAGGGAAGTCTAAAGTAGGTATTTTAGAATATATTGTTTCATCTCCGGCAGAAGAACTAAACATAATACATAAGGAACATACTTTCATTAATTCTAAACTTTCATTAGGATATATATCACTTACTATAAATTTATCGCCATAAAATTGAGGATCTATTTTATAAGGGTAAATATTATCTTTGGGTCTCGTTTTAACTATGATTTTATAATCAAGTATATGAAGTATTTGGTAAATATTAGATAATTCTTTAGCTTTATAATCTTTCCTAAATTGGATTTTCGGAAATAAAAGTAAACAATATTTTTGTTTATTACTAAGTTTATATTTTTTATATATAGTTTCTATATTAGGGATATTATCAAATTTGGTATTTCCTAAAAATAAATTTTTATGTAAAAATAAATTTTTATTTTCTTCACTAAGTTCTATTTGATTCAAAGATTGTTGATTAGGTAATATTACATAATCCACATATTTAATATAATGTTGATACATCCACCTATAATTCATATGTTCCGTTAGAGATATCCTCTTTGTTTTTGTAAAATCCAATTTATATAATAATGTATCTCTAAAGGCTAATGGAACAGGTGGTCCGTATATATCTCCATCTACCATAAATACTAAACCCTGTATTGATTTAATATTAATTTTTCTGCTATCTATTAGAATAATATTGTATTTTTTCGCATATTTTAATAAAATGGGATAATTGGTTTCAGAGAAAGGATTGGCATATTCTTTATAATTAGAACGAACAATGAAATAATATGTGCTTCTTTTTCTAAGTTCTATAACTAAGGGAATATATAGTTGTAGAAATGTAATAGAAGAGAATAGGAAATAAATAATCATATTAAGAGTATAAAATAAATTATTTATTATATTTTATCTTTAATTTATATTTTATTATATAAAGTTAATAAATGTGTGGTATAATTTGTATTGTCTCTAAATCTTTTGAAGTAATTATAAAAATACAAAAGAGTTAGAATTATTAATAAAATTAAAAAAAGATTATATGAAAATTATAATTTTATCATATCAATATTTTTAAAATGTTTATCAAATTCACTTTTTATTAAATTATATTCTTTTATTTTTTCTTTTAGGTTAGTATTATCGACCTTTTTAGTAATATTTATATTTATATTAGGTAAACCATCGTCTATTTTAACTTCTATTTCCATTAAATCAAACATTTTTTTTAAAAAATCGTATATAGTTCCTTTACAATTATTAATATTATATATTATAGTATTATGTTTCTTTAAAAAATCTAAATGTTTTTCTATATCTTTGTAAAAAGTAGAAAGAACATTATTATAAATATCTAATACATCTTTACAATTAAATCTTTTTAACATACTACCATTATCCCAATTTACCCAATGGTCATATAATGAATATATATTATCTATGATATTTCTTACACCAAATATTAAAATAACTTTATGATTATTTTCTTCTATTTTTTTTATTAAAATCTCAAGTTTTGGATTAAATATAAAAAGAGGATTTTTATAGTAATATATCTTTGTTTTATCTAAATTTAGATAGTCTATATTTAAGGCTTCATTAAATTTAATTTCATATTTATTTAATACAATTATATCAGTATAATTATCTATAAATTTTATTAATTCGGTAGTCATAGTTTTTGCTAATCCAATATTAATAATTATCATATAATATTTATTTATAATTTAAATTGAATATTTATTTTTATAAAAAAATATTATATAATTCATCCTTTGATTTTTCATATAATTCTAAGGGTAATTTATTACAATCTATGTTCATTACTATTTCAGGATGTTTATGAATATAATTAATATAATCAGCAAATTCTTGTTCGTTTTCAGCAATAAAACAATTTGTTTGTTGTTCCAATATGTCAATATTATTAATTTGAAAAGTAACAACTGGGATATTATATGATAATGATTCTAATATTTTAATTTTTTGCCCAGTTCCTGCTATTATTGGACATATAGAAAATAATGTATTTTTATATACATCATCTATATTATCAACAAATCCCATTAATTTTAATTTATTATTATTAGTTTCAACTTTACTTTTTAAACCTCCGTAGATTTCTATTTCAATATCTTCATCAAGTAAAGGCATTATTTTTTCTTCTAATACGTGAAATGCTTGAATATTAAAAATATTATTTGATGCTACAAAAATAATTTTTATTCTATCAGTATGTTGTATTGATTTTGTAATTTGAGCACAATTGAATTTATTTACTAATGTATTTTTAGTTACACATCTTTCAAAAAAATGTGCCTCATTATCATTCAAACATATTATATGATCAAATAAATAAGCATATTTAGATATATAATCCATATTACTATCTATATTTTTATAATAATTATGAATATAGTTATAATAATAACTTATATCTAAATAATTATCTTTATTTTTTATCATTTCATTTAATTTTATATTTAATTTTATATCATCACTTTGATCTAATATAAGTGTTTTTTTAGAAAATAATTTTTCATCATCAAATAATGTATTTAATTTCCAATTTTCAGGAGAATAATGAATTCTAATAATATCATTTATATTTATTAAAGGTTCAATAAATTCTTTTATTTTTTCTTGACTCCAATCAATATTCATTAATTCCACATTAATATTTTTAGAAACAAAAAAATTAATGTTATCATTTCCCCAAATATAATTAACAAATTCGTCTTCTATATTTTCATATGATAATATTGTTATGAAGTATCCGTAATCTATCAGTTCTTTTAATATATTATACGCTAATTTATGAACTCCGCATCTTGAAGGATAAAAACAATGAGGGAAAAAAAATAAGACATTATTATTATGTTTTTTTTTTTTAAACAAATTTATCTTAATATTATTTTGAATAATATACTCAAACTTTTCTTTAGTCCATTTATTGGATGCCCAATTATAAGCATGATTTGCGTTAATTATACAATTATTATAATTTAAATAACAATTTTTAATTGAATTTTGAATATCTTCTATATTTATTATTGGAATTATACCGGCGTTACCCTCATATTCAGCATTACTAAATTTATTACTTATAATAATTTTATTAGACATTTTTATTATATCATTATGAGTTGATATATCTGTTATACATATAGGGATATTTGTTTTAATTGCTTCGCGGGGTCCTAAACTAAATCCTTCTGACGAAGAACAGCATACATATAAGTCTAAACTAGAAAACCAATTATTCTTCTCATCTTCATTCATTGGGTTTTCGGTGAATTCTATTACATTTTTATAGATATTGAATAATTGAAAAAAATTATTCTTATATTTATCATTATACCAAAATGCAAAATGTAATTTAAGTATTATATCTAATCCTTTTTGTTTTAAATTATATACACTTTTAATTAATTTATCTAAATTTTTTCTATCTTTCCAATTTCCTATATGTCCAACTACAAAAGTTGAATTATTATTCCAAAAAGTTTTTTTTCTTGTATATTTAGATACAATTAGATTTGTCACATAAATATTTGATTTTACACCTGATTCTATAAATAATCTTTTAATATTATTTAATGGAACAAAAATCCCTTCATATTTATTTAATAAAACAACCCAATTTAATGGTAATTTATTTGATTCAAACATAGTTAAAATATAATTTTTATGATTAATGTCAAAAAAACGTTCTGCTTTTGGAGGTTCACATAAAATTAAAGTTTGTTTAGATGTTTCTAACTTTTCATTTACTAATTTATTTTGAAAACTATTATTACTTATATATTTTGTAAATGTTTGAAAACTATTGGCAACAGTACTTAACCCGTCACAACTTCCCAAGAAAAAATCAATATATTCTGATTTTGTATTAATACCTAATATTTTTTTATCTGTATAAAATATTTTTTCAATACATAGTTTTAATAATTTTTCATCTTTTATTAATTGCTCAGTTAACCAAATACCTTTTGATTCTTTAACAATATATATATCTCCGTATTTTTTAACATCTTTACATAAATTATTATGTTCTAATGCTCCATATATTTTATATCCATTATAACTTTTCATTTCCTCATCACATATTGTATTCCAAGTAGATTTATGAAGTGTATTTGATTCAATCAATACACATCCTCCAAATGCTGATTTTACTTTTAAATATTCTTGATCTCCAAAGGCTTTTTCAATAATATCTTTAAAATTAGTATACCATAAATATTCTCCCCAGTTATAAGCAAAAGTATCATAATAATAATCAAAAATATATCTATTGTCTTCATAAATAATAATATTTTCTAAATCGTTTGTTTTATATTCTGGATAAGAAACAATTGTAGTTGTATAACTACAAAACATTTTACCATTAGGTAAATTATTTCTTGCTTCTATTAATGGTAAAATTGTTTGTTTATATCTTAATATAATATCTGTATCCAAAAGTAATGACCATTTTGATTTTGATTTAGAACATAATTTTTTACATTTTTCTCTTGCTAATGCTATTTTTTCACAACGATAACCAATTTTCATATAATTATTATTTTTATCATTAATTTTTTCTTCGATATATTTACAATTCTCTTTATTAAATAAATTATAATCAAAATCTTCGTCTTCTAGTAACATTTTAGAATTTAAATTTTCAAATAATAGTTTTAATAAATTTTTAGTATTATCTGCTGAATTATTTTCATAAATATACCATTTACAATTAAAATTATTTTCTAATTCTTTTATTATATCCGGTAATATATATGATACATAATACTCATTATCTTTTAATATAATATATATATCAATTGTCTCACTTTTTAGTTTTATTTCCTTAATTTTAATAACATATTTATAAATTTGTAAAAAATCAAGATGACAAGCATAAAAATCATTCATTTGTCCGTATATTGGGTGTTGGTCTAAACCTTCTATTTTGGTATCTTCAAATTCTAATTCAATAATCTTATCTCTTTTTAAATAATCGGTTTCTCCTGAATAAAAAGGTGAAATTATTTTATTACCTAATATCATATTATCATAAATTGTTAAACCAAATCCTTCTCCGCAATGAGGAGAAATATAAAAATCTAAATATGTATAAAATTTATATAATTCCATTATCTCCAATTCTTCTTCTATTAAATATATATTTTCACATTTGTTAATAATTTCTTTTATTTCTTTCCATAATTGTGTTTCTATTTGACTTATATTTCTTTTATTTCTAATTTTTCTAGTTTTTAAAATTAAAATTTTATTTGATTCATTTTCTAATAATTCAAAAGCCTTAACTAAATTTAGAACATTTTTTCTTATCAAACTACTATTTAAATCAAAACAAAACCCAAATTTTAAGAAAGTTTTATTTTTATTAATAATATGAAATATTTTTTCATTTTTTAATTTATACTTATCTAATAAACCAATATAATTATGTATTAAAGATTTATATTCTATTTTTTCTACCGGGGTTGAAAAATTATCATTAAAAATATTTTTACAAAATTCACTCGGTACATAAATTTTTTTTATATAAGATTCGTATTTTTTAAAAATAAATGGCAATGATTTAAACTCCCAAACCCAAAATATAGAAGGTTTAGTTTTAAATTTAGAAAAATCTATTTCTTCTAATTCAAAAGGTTGTAAACAAATTATTGTTTCTCTACTATTCTGATAAATATTATTATATTCTGATTTATCAAATATTTTTACTGGTATATTTTTATTTTCAAATGTATTTTTTAAAATTAATAAATTTTCAGAAATTGAACAATTGATATCTTTTAAACCAACTAAAAGTATATAATTTTTTAATGTTGTAGTATTACTTTGTAAATTATACTTTTTTGTTATCATATCAAAACAACCTTTTCTCCCTTCCTTCTTACCAAATTTTTTCCAATGATTATAAGCCATTTCTTTTGTTTTTATACCATTTTGTTCTAAATCAGGATATATATCTAAATAAAATTCCCAATCAAAATTTGTATCTACTTTTTCTACTGAAAAATTTGTATCTACTTTTTCTACTGAAAAATTTGTATCTACTTTTTCTTCAACTTTTATTACTTCTTCTAACTCACTTCTATAATTTTTATCTAAATGAAATTTTACTAAATTATCTATAATACTTAAATTCTTATCCAACACAGTTTCTTTGAAATTATCTAAATCAAAATCAATATGTTTTTCCAAGAAGTCATTTAAAGAACCTATTAAATTATTAGAATGATAGTCAGTAATACATATTATTTCTTCTACCTTTTCATATTTTTTATTGAATTTCTTAAATATATCTAAATCGAATTTATCATATTTATTATAAAAATCTTCCTTATTTAATATTGTTTCTCTATTTTCCTTTTCAATTTCTTCTAGATAAAAATAAATAATTTCTTTAATTTCATTATCTTTCATAGTTCTTTTAGAAACGTGTGTTCTAAATAAATCTTTATTAAATAATCCGATTACTTCTATATTTATATCAGGGTTAGTTATAAAGAAATCATAAATTGATTTAATGAAATTTTTATTAGTTTTAATAAAAGTATGGAAAGTTTTAATATTTACAAGTTCTTTATTTAGTTTATTCTTATTGATATCAAAATAGTAAATATAATTATCTTCATAATATTTATTAATTAGTTCTTTATTGATTTTATAGAAGAATTCATTATCATATTTATCATATAATTCGAAAAATGTATTTAAATTAGATATTTGTTTTTCTATATGCCCTTTAATATGCCAATGATATCTTAATTGTAATTCAGTATAATTTTTCAAATCATCGTTAAAAATATAATAAATATTTAAATTAAAATCAGGATAAGCACTGCTGAAATCATTTCGACATAACATAACACCATTTTGTTTTAAATATTGATATTTATTCTCTACAAAATTTATAACTATATTATTTGCTAAATTAGCCAACTTTGGAATAAATACCTTTATAAAATCTATTTCATAAAACATTTTTAATATGTTAATAATTAAAAAAAGAAAAGAATATAAAAATTAAAAATAAACTATAAAAATTTATAAAATAAAAAAAAAATATTAAATATAGTTATAACAACAGGTCTTTGATCCATAATCATTGACTAATACGCCAAAAAATCTCTCAAAACCGTGTGGTAATCCCTCTGAATTATTTTCTTTACTTCCACAATAATCCTTCGGCATTTCATCATATAATGTCTCTAAAATATTTTTAGTAAAATAATATTCTAATATTTCACCTTTTATCCAAAATATAGTTCCGGGTATAAATTCTCCTTGTTTTTTATTTTCTATATCAAAAAAGTTATAATACCTATCTATATATTTTCTTACTTTATTGCTATTTAAATATATATTATTTAGTTTTATTTTCTTATTACCTATCATACCAACTTCTTCATTTTCCATTTGTTCTAAATTATGTTTAATAATTTTATCAGAACCTAATAAAGCGTATAACATACAAAAACGCCAATTGAAATTAGTTTTACTGTGTATTTTTATGATATTTTCATATTGTAATCCCAAATCTATCATTTTTAAATAAGAAGTAAAAAATCCGCCAATATCCATACCTCTATTATCACTAAAAGTCAGATAATAGTTTTTATATATATCAACTTTTTTTAATAATAATAATAAGTCTTGATATTCTTCTTTTTGTATATCTTCTTCGTCATCTAAAGCAATATTTATGTATAAATCAAAATCATATTTTGTAAAATTATAAAATTTCTCTATATATTGGAATATATCTTCCCATACACATATCTTATATAAATGAAGCATAAAGGCATATTTTCTCTTTTCTTTTTTATTTATTAATAAACTTAATTCCTTCGAAATATTATCTATATCATTACTTATATCATTTTCAAGTAAACCATTATCATTTAATAAAATATCTGTTTTATCTTCAAGTAAATTATTTATTTCTTCATTAATAGATTTTTCTTTTTCTTTATCTGTTTCTTCCTCATCTAATAACTCATAATCATTTTTTTCATCTAAATTATTTTCTTCTAATAAATCATTTTTTTCTAATAAATCATTTTCTTTTTTTTCTTCTACTGATACATTTACACCTTCTATTATTTCATTTTTATTAATATTATATAAATCTACTCTTTCTATTTGTTCTATGCTTAAATTATTATTATTAATATAATCATTAACTAAATCATATTTCTTATTTGTTTCATCTATTTTATTATTAAGTTCTTCCATATTTTTGTTAATAATTTTTTTATATTCATAAACTTGTCGAATAGTTAATTCTTTACAGTCATTTACTAACTTATCCATAGTTTCATCTAATTCTTGTTTTTTCAAAAGATAATCCTGATTTGTTAAATTATTGTATGCTAACTTTTCAACTTTATATTGTTCTTCTGATATTAAATTCTCTTCTAAAATATATTTACTAAATGAATTTATTACTATACCATACCAGAATAAACCAGTATTATGAAATTTTATAAAACTAAAATTAAATATTTTTACTAACAAATCTACCATATTTATACCTTCGTCTCGTGATACAAAATTCTTAGTACATATCATAAAATATGGAACATTTATATCATTTATAACTCTTCTTATCTCTAATAAAATTTTATTCCTATTCCCATTACTGAAAAAATTTATATTATTACTTATATTTTTGTCCGTTTCACTTACATTGTCCGTTTCACTTACATTGTCCGTTTCACTTACACTTACAATAGTAATATTTGAATATATGAATTCCTTTTTTATATCTTGGACTTTTATATAATATGTATCTAAACCTAAATCAAATTCAAAAGCTTCAATTCTATTATTAGTGCTTGTATGAAAATTATTATAATTATTTTTAATGCTAAGAAAATCCATTAACTTATTGTAATATATATATCATTTTTTTTAAATCTATACTCATATCTTTTATTTCCATTTTGTTAATACTATTATTTAGTATATTGTATGAAATCTCATTATATTCATTCAAATTAATATGATTGGAACTATTATTATTATTTCTACTTCTTTCTTTATCTATCATACTTAGTAAATTTAAGTTATATATGTCATATTTGAAATCTAAATTATTTTGTGAAAAAACCTTATTTATTGTTATAATTTCTTGTAATTTTAATACTAACATAATACTACTCTTTAATTTAGCACTAAAACTTTCTTCTTTTATTTTATTTACATTTATATCATTTATATTATTAAAATTTATATTTATATAATCTTCCAAATAGTTATTTATATATTCCATAAAAACCTTTCTATTTAGTAAAAATCTTTTTTTAATTTTTTCTAAAATAATAAATAATTTCTTTGTTTTTTCTAAATTTTCTTTTTGTTTAAAATATTCTTCATATTGTGTAAATATTTTTTGATATTCATTATTAAGTAAATTTAATTTACTAATTTCATTTTTATGTTTGGATTCTAAATTTTTTAATAACTTAGTATATTCCAAAATATAAGTATTATTTTCTTTGATAGTATATTCTATACTAATTTTTTCATTATATTTGTCTTTTTTGGTTTTATTTAGTAATTTTTTCAATTCCAATAATTCTTTATTTTCTTCTTTATGAATAACAATTTCAGGTTCTTTATTTTTATATAAATAATTATTATCTTCTAATTTTTGATTTAGTTTATTTAGTTCCTGTTCTAAATTTTCTATTTCAGTTTGATACCTATCTATTACTTTCTGATATCTTTTACGAATAACTATATTCTTCTTTTCATTTTTTTTATTTTCTACTAAATTATCTCTTTTATGTAAAATCGTGATTTGTTTAGATTTAATTTCGTCTATCTTAGTATTTACTTCTTTTATTTCATTTTTAATTTTGACAGACTTAATGATAATTTCGTCATAATATTTATTAGTGATATTATTTTTTAAAGGATTATAATTTTGTTTTTCTATATTTTGTGTAACAATAGTTTGATTATCCAGTTCTCGTATTGAATAATTATATTCTTTTAGTTTGCTAAGTTCACCTTCATTTTCATTAATATTATTTTGGTAATAAGATATATATTTATTTTGGTCTATTATTTGTTTATAAAAATTGTTTATTGCATGAGTTAATTTTCCTTTTTTATCTAAATAATCTTGTATTTTATTTTCATATTTATATGTTTCTATAATTTGTAATAATTCTGTATAATTTTTCTCTAAGTTTTTTATAAAAAAATTATTAGTATCTTTTAATATTACATCTATTGTTACTTCTTTTATTAATGATTTTAATGAATTAATTTCACTTATATATTCTTTTAAATCTAATTTTAATTTATGTTCTAGTGATATAAAATTCTTATGTTGACTATATAATTCTACTAAATTAATATAATTTGGATTATTATAGTTATTCACCTGTAATAAAATATTATTTGTCATAAATTTTATTTTTTTTGGAACTAAATTATTTTCTTCTAATAAATTATTATAATATAAATAGGATTGGTCAGTATATTTAGTTTGAATACTCGAAGAGAGAAAATCATAATTGATATGAAAAAGAAATAAATAATTTTCTTTTATTTTTTTTAATAATGTATAAAACTTTACATCTTCAAATTCTAATATTTTTTTTATAAATTCATCCATAAAATCATTTTTTATACAATTATCTATTGATACTAAATTATATATATTAATTTCATTTATATTTTTATTATGAATTTCCAATTCATTTATATTTTTATTATGAATTTCCAATTCATTTATATTTTTATTATGAAGAAAGGTATAATTAGGTTTATTAATATAGTCTAAATAATCTTTTTTTATCAAATCCTGTTTTATAATTGAAAATATTTGATTTATATTACTAAAATAAGTATGTTTGGATATAGGTTTATAGGAAGTAATTTGATTAATAATTTGTTCTTTTTTTTCTTTTTGGGAAAATAAATGTTTTTTACGATCAGATTGTAAAAATTGGAAGATATCATAAATTTGGTTTTGTAAATCATAACATTTTTGTAACATTATGGTTTAAAAAACAGTTAGATAAAACTTTTAGGAATTTTACTTATACGTAAAAATTCAACTTTAGGAATTTTACTTATACGTAAAAATTAAACTTTATAAATTTTACATATAAGTAAAAAATCAACTTTAAGAATTTAAATCATAAAGAATTTAAATTATAATAAATTTAAATAATAATAAATTTAAATCATAATCAATAATCTCAAATTATAAACACCTTACGGTTTCGTCTATAATTATCATACGGATAATAACAATTATCTTATTAATTATAATTTATTTGACGGAGTTAACAGCATCCTCATTTAACTCCTTTAGATTGTTTACAAACAGTAGAATAGTTAGTAGTAGTAGGCATTTTATACTATTATAAAAATATTTTTTTATTTTAATAAATTATAAATAATTCAGTTTATTCTTTTTGATAATATTATTAAAAATCTTCATCAATCTCATTTATTTTTGATAATCCTAAATAACTATCGCATGCGATTTCTAATTTTTTATTTAAGATTTGATAAAATTTATTATTATTTTCGTAAATTTCCTTTACTTCACTTTTTAAGTTATTAATCCATTTTTCGTGCATTTCATCAAAAAATTTAATAATATAATTTGGATAATCATCATTTTTCATTTTTTTTGAAATATATTCAAATGGAGTGCTATTATCACATTTATTACCCCAATATTTCCCTTTATTTTTAATATCTTTAATATCTATTAAATATTTATATATATCTTTATGATAATCAGAATAATATAAAAACATACATTTTTTTATTTCATTTTTTATATCTTCTTTCAATTCATTATCCCAAACCCAATCTATATTAATAATTCTATTTTCATTTAAAATTAAAATAAATGTATTTATTTTTTTACCTTGAAATTTTTGTATATCCTTATCATTATTTGAATTTGGATTATATATTAAAAATCTTTCCATTAATACTTCTATCATAGTATCCCAAAAATTAAGTTTAGATAAATCAGATTTTAATATAATATGATAAATTTCAGTTTCAGTATTTCCAATTATATTAAACTGTAATTTATTAATATTGAAATCGTTATTATTTGCTTCTAATTTAATATGTTTAAAAATATTCCAATTAATATTATTATTCTTAATTATCAAATTATTTTCAATAATATTATCTACTTTATTTACAGTTTCTAATAATTCTTTTTCCTTACTACTATCAATTTGAAAAAAATGTGTAATATTATATAAATCCGCCGGACTCATATCAGCAAACTTTAAACTACTATATAATTGTATCATATATATCAATATTACTGAATCAAAAACCTTTAATTTTTTAAAATTATTATTTTTAATATATTTTTGTATTTTTATCATTCGTTTTTTAATAATATCTAAATATTCATTATATTTAGGTTTGTCTGATAAATTACATAATGGAAACTCTTTTAGTCCATTTTTACAACATTTTTTTTTACAATATTGATGCTTATTTAAAAAATCATAAAAAAAAATAGGTTTTTTTTCTATAATATTTATAGTAGATAGTTTTTTTAAAACAGTATTTAATTGCGATTTTTTAAAATCCGAGTTTATATCTTTATTATTTACTATATTTAAAATAACTTTATAAAAATACAAGTTATATTTTATACAATGATATCCCCAATCAACTTGTTCTTTATTTTCAGAGTCTTTTATTTTTTCGTTTTTAATTAAGTAATCATTTATATTTATATTAGTATCTAATAATTCAATAATTTTTTTTTTGTCTATTATATCATATATTTTTTCTAATCGAAATGTTTTTTTTAATTTAGGAAAAAATTCTACATACCCTTGTTCTCCAAATCGAGAATGAATATCATCATTATTATTTACTAATCCAAAATAAATTTTATTTTTTGCTCTTGTTAAAGCAACATGTAAATGCGATTCATAAATTAAACTTATATCATTTTTACTTACGCACTTTAGACTATTCTCTGTAGTTCCTAATATAAAAACTACTTCTCTGCCGTCTCCCTTAGAAGTTCTAATAGACATAATACGGGTTGCCTTAATAGAATCTTTAGTATTAATACAGGAACCTTCGGTATGTTTATGTAAATAAACATATTGTGTATATTCATTATGATTATGTTTTTCCCAATATTCATTTGTAATGGAACCCATATTTTTAAACTTTTTAATCCAATATTCTTGTAATTTTGTTTGTAATTCAGAAGCAATAATATTTCCTTTCATTATAGGAAAAAGAAACATAAAATTTTCTGGATAATAATTATTTAAATCTACCTCATTATCTACAAGTTCTATTATTTCACTAACATATTTATTAATTTTTTCATCATCACTATCATTCGCATATATCATAGGAGAATCAATTATTTCAATTGTTTGATAATTAATTTCTTTTAGTTTAGTATCACACTTTATTTCTGGTAAGGAATATTTTTCAAATTTAATTATTTTATTAATTCTATTATACATATCTTTAACTTTTATACGTCTATTATCATTTTTATACTCCATAATATTTATTTTAATATTTGGTAAACCTTCTATTATAATACTTGTTAAGAAATTATCTTCATTTTCCAATGTCTGTAGTTTATCTCCTACTATATTAATGTCGCTATTTGTATCTAACATTAATCTAGTCATAGCATATAAATATTCGTTCTCTAAATCCTGTGCTTCGTCAATCCATATTTCGGTTTGTTTATTTAAATAAAGAATTTGACCAGCATATTTGAAAAAACCATATTCAGAAACTTTAGACATACCATTTTTTTTTATAGTTTTCAAAATTCCAGAAAAAAAATTAATTCCATTCTCTTGCGTGTCTGATAAATTATAACAAAATGAATCTATAGTTCCAATAATAACTATACATTCTCGTTTAGTTTGTTTATGTATATATTTAATAACAAAATGTTTAATCGTATTTTTTTCTGTTTTTTCAATTAAATTTTTTATATGATACTCTTTTCTTTTTATTTGATCTGTTAATTCTTCATAAATTACATTTTTAGCAGAATGTTGTTTAGTAATAATAATAAATGTTTTTTTATCAATATTTTCAGCTATAGATTTCCAAATACCATATGTTTTTCCATTTCCGGCTCCTTGTTGGTGTATAGTTAAATTACATTTAATTACATTTTTACCTTCCCAAAAATCCCATATATTTTCAGGGTTTGTTTTTAAAACTTCAATCACACTATTTATATCTTTATATTCTTTTAATTCAATCATCTTATTCTTTATCTTTTGTAATTCTATCTTAAAAACTTTATTATTTATTTCAAGTAAAATATATTCATATTTTTTAATAAAAGATTTATATTTCCATGATTTATTAAAAATAATCAAATAATTATTTGAAGATAATTTTTCACATATTACATCATCTGTATTACCATCCACTAACCAAATAATTTCTTTGCCAAATTTATCCCAATCATTAAATCTATTTTCAATTTCTTTATTTGAAATATTAGAGTGTTGTATTTCGCAAGTCCTTTTATTATTTAATAATATATCTGCTCTTCTACAAGTATTAGTGTCTATCGAAGAGCAAAAGAATTTAATTTCACGCATTTCTACTGGAAATAAGCCTTCCATTTTATTATGCCAGTCGCCAATCATTATATTAGAAATATTAAATCCTATATTTAAATATTAATAATAATTCAGTTTATTCTTTTTGATAAGATATTGGATATTAGTATTATTATTTATAATTTGAAATAATAAATCCTGTAATGTTTGATTTTCATATTTATATAAACTAATTTTTATATTACTAAGTTTTCTTTGTAATTTACAAATTTTACTAATATATGTTTTATCTATATATACATATATATTTTTATCTTTATTTAGTTCATTATTATAATTTTCTTTATTTTGATTTAGTTGTAATATTAAATTATTTGTTTCTAAATCAGTTGGAATAATATTATTTATACTAATTTCTTTTACTAAATCAAATTTTATACTAAGTTTTTTGTAATATAATTTCATATCATTTAATTTATTACAAGAATATTCTTCTTTTTCTGCTAAGTTTTCTATTTCTAAATTATAATCAATCTCTTTATCACTAATTTGATTTAGTAATATATCTTTTTTAATTAGAAGTTCATTAGATTGTAAATTAAATTTAGAAATAATTTTTAAACTAATATCTTGAGATTGAATAAATTCATTTTCTTCTTCTAACATATAAATACATTCCCTAATATTTTCCTTTTCTAACTTAGTGTATTTACTTATTTTTAGTTTTCTATTATAAATCTTTATTTGGGTAATATTTTCATCAATAATTTTATTATTTTCGGAATTACCAAAATCAATTTCCTTTTGTTGTTGTATAATTATATCACTAAGTTTTAATTCTATTTCTTGGATTTGATTTTCTATTAATTTAGTCTCTTTATCCAACTTTTGTTTTAGCATATTCTTGTCCTTCATACTATTTTTAATAAATGTTTCATAATTTAACTTATATGAATCCATTTTCCTTTTATATTTATCAGTTTTCTTTATATAATATTCCAGTTTAGTATTATATATATGAGATAAATTATAGTAATCATTGATTTTTATTTTCTCTAAATTTAATTTAGCAAAAAGAGTATCAATAGTATTCAAATATTCTATATTCTGTTTTTTATTTTTAATATTATAAAGTTTATATTCTCTTTCTAATTTAAAACTTTTTATTCTATTTTCAGTATCATTTATCTTATTGATAAAATTATTTTTCAAAGTTTTATTATTATACAGTAATGAATTAATATTAAGTTTTATTTTAAGGAATGAATTTATTTTTTCTTTTATCGCAATATTATCACTAATTATTTCCATATTATACAATTATACATTTATAAAGATAATATTTTTTGATTTAGTTCTTCAATTTCCAATAACTCATCTATAGTTAGTAAATTATCTTTTTCTTCTTTTTCCATTTTAGTAATTTCATATTTTAATTCAATTCTTTCTAATATATAATTATTATTTTTTATTTTATCGGTATTTTCTCTTAAAATTTTATTAGCAGTATCTATTTTTTCATTAAGATTCCTTATTTCATAACCAACTGTTTTTTTTATAAAAAGTGGATAAATTGTATCTAATAAGAATTGTTTTAGCATTTTTTTATTTTCAATACATTCCAGTGATTGTTCATTAAGTAATTTTTCCTTCATTATTTTAAAATGTTCTTGATTTGTTATTAATAATAATTTAATATATTCCTTATTATTATTTTTATATATATAATCTATTTTCTCTTCATATTTATATCTATTTTCATCTAATAATATATTTACACTTTTATATTCTATTTGTAAAGAAGTTAAATTATAGGTTAATTCCTCTATTTCCTTCTCTCTTTCTAAAATTAATTGTTGGTTTTTTATTTTATCTTTTGTATTTTTATTATCATTTATATCATTAATATTAACATTTATATTATTTACATTTTGAATAAAATTTATGATTCTAATATCAGTAAGTTCCTTTTTTACAAAAGAAATTTCATTTTCTAATTTAGATCTATTTTTTTTATGTTCATCTATTAAATTTGTATATTCTAAGTTTTTCTTTTTAATATTATCAAAATATTCCTTTTTTTTATCAATATTTACTTCATTTCGTATATACATACGTTGACTTTTGATATAGGAATTAAGAAATGACAAATTTTGCCGGTTAATGTATTCGTTTTCACTATTTACACTTCTCAATTCCAATTCTTTTTTCCTTATTTTTTCTCTTAACTCTTTTTTCTTTTGCCTATTCTCTTTAATTAAAATATGATATTCTTCAATTTTAGAAATATTTTTATTCCTATTAGAAAACCGATATCCAATAGAAGATTTATATGCTTTTAGTTCATATTTAAGTAATTGTTTATTTCTTTTTAGTAATTCTGTAAATTTAATAATTTCAGTTTCATATTTTTTTTTTTTATCTATTAAGCATTTATTTTGTAATTCAAATTGTTTCATAATATCATTTTTCTCTTCAAATATTCTATTTTTTTCTTCTTCTAATTGTTGTAGTAATATTACTTCTTGTTCTAAATGTTCTTTATTATTATCTAATAATTGTTTATTGTAATTATTATCTATTTTATTTATTTTAAAAGGGAAATTTGTTTCAAATAAATCATATTTTTCTTTTTGTTTTAGTAATAATTCATTATTCTTATTTATGGTTTTTTCTGCTTTTTCAGATTGTAGATTTAGTAAAGTTATTTTTTCTTTAATTTGTAAAATTAATTCTTCTTTTTCTAATTTATAAAGTTTAATTTTTTTCTTTCGGGTATCCTGTTTGGATTTTATAATATCTACTCTTTTAAGATATTCTTCTTTTACGTTCATTATAAATAATGGTAGATATATTATTTAAGTATTTATTGTAAATATTTATCGGTTAATTTAGGAAAATTAATTATATCGTTTATTTATAAAATGATTGAAAAATTACTTGATGATTTAAAATTAAGTGGTTTAGGTAGTTTAGGTAGTTTAGGTAGTTTAGGTAGTTTAGGTGGTTTATCAGGATTGGCAGAATTAGATTTATCTAAACTTAATATACCTAAAAATATAATATATCTTATAATTGCGTTTAAATTAATTAATAATTTAGACAAAATTATTCCACAAAAAGCCGGAACGATGCCGAATTTTAAAAATATGTGTCCTATCGGGAAAATGCCTATGCCTATGAAAAGCACTGGTAGTAACAATAGTTTTATGTCACTATTTATTATATTTTTATTAATTGGAGGGGCATTAATTTTGGCAAATAATTTATTAGATAAAATAAATATTTCATTAATGTCTTGTGGAGTTAATTCATTAAGAGATAGTAATATTAAATTACCTACTAATAGAAATATGGATTGGATTACAATGAAAGAAATAACGGGGGATAAGTGTCCATTAATGAAAGAAGGAAAATGTCATTTAAAAAATATGTCTAAATTTATAGAAAAACTTCCAAAAATGAAAAAATGTCCTTTTTTTTCTAATGAATTAGAAGAGAAAATACAAAAATTAATAAAAGAAAAAGATAAAATAGAATTAGAATTATTAAATGAAGAGAAATTATTAAATGAAGAGAAATTATTAAATGAAGAATTATAAAATAAAAATTTTCTAATATAATTATATATGTCGTTAAAACTGGGTATGAATATATTTAAAAAAAAACCGAAGAGAACAAAAAAAATATATTGTTCTCCAAAAAATAGTAATAATAAATATAGTTGTTTTAGCAAGGATTCACTCATAAAGATTGTTAAAAAATGGAATAATACTAATAGAAAAAATAAAATTAAATGGAATGAAAAGAATTCAGTCCCTAAATTATGGGGAAAAATAAATAAAAAACTCAATGATAAATGTTATGGCGAATGGTGTTGGATACAACAGGAATTCGTTAAAAGTATGAATGATAAGGAATTGAAGGAGTCATTTAGACCCAAAACCCCTAAGTCTTGGTATAAGAAAAAAACAGAATGGTTATCTACAATTGATATAGAGAATGTATTAAATCAGTATGAGAAGGTACATGACGATTTTAGTTTTATAGGTGCTGTACCAATTGATTTCGACTATGAATATAGTATGGGTAAGTGTATTATAGATGAATTATGTAAAATTAAATTGAGTAATAATGTTAAGAATAGAAAGAATAAAATAGGTATTGTATTTAATTTAGATAAACACGATGATGATGGAAGTCATTGGATATCAATGTATGTAGATTTATATCAAGATAAAATATTATATTTCGATTCATATGGAGAACCACCGCCCAAAGAAGTTAAAGTTTTAGTTAAAAGATTACAAAAACAAGGAAATGAAATAGGGAGGGAATTAGAATATAAAGAAAATAAAATAAGACACCAATATAAACATTCTGAATGTGGTATATATTGTATAAATTTTATTATATCAATGCTTGAAGGGAAATCATTCGAGGAAATTACAGAAAATAAGGTAAATGACGATACTATAAATTTAAAAAGGGATTTTTTTTATGCTCCAAGTGAATAAAAACTCTTATAAAAAGAAATAGTTTTTAATTTAAAAATAAGTTATTAATTATTATTTATTATATTTAATTATTATAATGAATAATAATACTTTTTTTAGTTCCAAGAACCAAGATTTATTATATAATATATGTCGTGATGAATTAATAAAACAAACAGATTATAATATAGATGATAATAAAAAATATTATAGAACTTTCGGTGAAATTATGGGAATTGTATTTAAACACGCAGATGATACAAATAATTTAACACAATTAAATAAAAGTGTTTTAGGGAAAACTATTCCCTATCTAAAAACAGATATAAATAATAAAAGATTAACTAATGCACCACTATTACCCCCAAATAGTTTAAGAAAAATGACCAAAAATAAATACGAAAATTTAAAGGGTGATATGGCTGAAAATAATGGATTACCTATATCTTTTCGCGGAAGTTCGACTAATACTAGTTATGAAAATGTAAATGTTAATAGTGACTATAAACAATTAATGGATAATAGAAAGGAATATTATAGTAATCAAGAAAAAATGAGCGTTCAGCAAAATATGAGTAATCAAGAGAAAATGAGTAATCAAGAGAAAATGGGTAATCAAGAGAAAATGAACAATCGGCAAAATATGAGCAATAGGCAAATTCCAGTCAATTCCAAAGACGAAGTAAATGAAGACCCAAAAGTATCAATGGAAAGATTAATGAAAGAAAGAGAGGGATTAAGTAATGATAATAATACAGAGGAATATACTTTAGATCCAATGAGTTTAAATAGTGATTTAGTAAATAATGAGATAGGAACAACTGTAGAACATATGAATACATATGATAGCACTAATGACGAAGTAGACCCAATGAAGTTATATCAGCAATATAATAATGAGAGGGAAATACAAGATTCAGAATATAATAAAATCCAAGAAGATAGAAATAATTTTGAACAAGCAAATAAAGGTAATAACGAATATATAAATAATATATTAGATGAAAATAAGGTAAAGGGTATGGTAGAGGAAAATAAATTCCATGATAATTTATCTCTACAAATAAATGAGCAAATGAGTAGGGCAAATTTAGGTGATTTAAAAGGACAATTGGACGATCAATTAGATTTTGCGACACAAAATAAAAAAGCAATTAATCTTCCAACCGCAAATGATCTGGCTATAGCGCAGAATAATAATATTTATGAGAATAATGCGTTATTTGAGGAGTTTAAGAAAAGTTTATTTAATACTCGGAAATATATCAATAGAGAACATTTAATAACAATTAATAGTGGTGATAGAGATTGGTTTAATAATACAACTGAAACACGTTTTTCTTTTCAAGTTAAATTCAATCCGTCTGTAACAAGTACAGACCTTAATGGTACTGAATATGTTGGAAGCACAAGTGCCGGATTACCTCAAGAATATAAGAATGTAACTTCAATAGAAATGATTAGAGTATTAATGGCGGTTGAAAATATTCTATTGCCATTCGATAATCGTATTTCTATTGATTATAAATCATTGCCATATATTGTTCTTAAAATAGATGAAATAGATGGTTTATATTCAGGAACTAATCAAAATATAGATAAGGCGTTTGCTCATTTATTATGGGATAAAGATAATGGGAGTGATATAAATAATATTAATATGCTTCAACAATATTCGAGACAATTTAAAAGAGGTTTTTGTTTAATGGCACCTTTAGGTTTTGAAAAAAAAACATATTATCCATCTCCTCTTTCCTCGTTAAATAGATTAACATTGAACTTATCCACACCTTTAGGACAAAAAATATATAATCACCCAGATGTTTTAAAAATTAAAACTATAAAAATGATAAGTATTCCATTTGAAGGTGCAAGTACTAATTCAATAGTAACCGCAGAAGCACCAACTGCTGATAAAAAATTTAATTTGCCCAATTACCAAGGAGGAATAAGTGTTAGTGCACCACAGAGAATAAGTTTAACTGCGTCGGCTACACTTACACCTACGAATTTTATAATAACAGGGAAAAATAATAAAGGTTCCGTAATTAGCGAGGTTATACCTGGTCCACTTGATACTACAGTATATAGTTCTTTAAGATACGCAAGTATTACGAGTTTTATATCAGACGTAGCCCCTACCGGAGAAAATACTATTTCAGTGGGAAATGAAGGCGTCATTGATTTAGAAATTGGAGACACTAGTGGGTTTCCATATGATGTATCAAAACGTTTAATAGAAATTCAAACATTTACATATTTTAGTAATAAGGTATTTAAAATAGGAGATAATATAAAAATACAGGGTTTCGTAGACGAATCCGATCCTCTTGACACATTTGATATTAATAGTTTTATAAATAGAGAAGAAGGACACTACATTATTAATTTAGAAAAACAAGATAGTAATAAAGCAACTTCTGAAAATGAAGGATTTATTAGTAAATTATATATATCTCCTCCAGGTGAAATAGATTTTTCAGTAGAAACTGAAACTGACCCAACTATTTTAATTAACGAATCTTCCAAAGCAGACGAGGATACTACATTTTTTAATTTTGATGAGACTGCTATTAATTGTAAATTAATAAACCAATCACTCCAATCTAATTACGTTTTCAAAGTAGTTACCAGAGAAGATGATGTTACTAACGTTCTTAGTAACTCCAATATATAAGCTTTTTTAAAAAGCTTAGACCAAAATATAAAAAATCAAAAATATAATAAACGAAGTACAAGCAATAGCAGTAAACGAAGAACAAGCGCTAGCAGTAAACGAAGATCACATAAACTTTATAAAATATTATGACCTTCTAAGTTAGGATATAAACCTTTATTATTCTTTTTAATTGAATTATTTATACTATTTATACTGTTTGTACTATATGTTTTTTCTAAACAGGCTTTCTCTGCTTCTTCTATTTCATTATTTTCTTTTAAAACTGTAGGTAAACTCTGTGTTCTCTTAAAAGAATTAGTAGAAGATTTTGTTGATTTAAGTAATGAAGGATATTTTTTTCTTTCTTTTTTTTTTTCTTTCTTGTAGCAATAAAATATTAATAAAAATAATATTGTTATAATTAATACTACAACAATACCCAAACCAACTGTAATATCTTCGTCTTTATTACCTTTTAATATAGAGGTTAAATTCATATTATTGTATATTGTAGTAATTTTCTTATATAAAATAAAAAAATTTTTAAAGATATATTTTATTTAAGATATATTTTATGCTTCATTTATAATCATTTCATAATTTCTCATTTGAACGGTTTCGCACATTTTATATCGCGGATTGTATCTACATAAACGCCATTGTTTTTGTATTTTTTCTGCTGCTTTCCACTTATTTTTGTCATATAGACTCACTGTTCCGTCTGGATATATTGAATTTATATTATTAGGTATTTCTAGTGTTTCTCCCTTTAAAATTCTATCTAGAAATTGAAATTGTTCTTGTTTCATACCTCCGTCGGTCCACATTAAGTTTTGTGTCGCGTGTCCACAACCCATCCAAAGATTTTGATAACTATATCTTTGAAAAAAGGTTTGCATTATTTTTTCTGGTTCTTTCCCGTTCCTATTTATAATAAACTTTATTACTATAAAATATCTCGAATAACAATCAATACCCATCACAGCAGGTTCTGTTATTTCATCCCAAGATAGAAAATCGATATAGTCTGTTCCACCCTGTCGTCTTTGTATATATTTTTTTGGTAATGTATCAAGATGATCAAAAAACATATTTATCGATTAATTATTAAAAGTTTAATTAATCAATTTTTTTATAAAAATGATATTATATTTAAATCTTAAAAGGTTTTAAAGCTTATACATTTTAACAGTTTTTTTACCTCCTTTTGTAATAATCTCCCCGATAGGATCGCCTGGTCTCTCTGCCTTTGCTGCTTCATATTCATAAATATAATTTCCTTTCTTCGCATATTTTTTACCATTCTTTCCTTCTATAGTGGTAAAACCAATTTTCTTAGTTTGGACTCTTGATTTTCTTTCTTTTTCTTTAATTTCATCTCTAATATTAGCAGTATGACTAAATGAATTTCGTGTTTTAATATCACCGAAATTAACACATTTAATTCCTTTATTAGTTTTTTTATTATCGTTTAAGTTAAGATAACAATCTATAGCACCGTCTTTAATAATACCTAAAACAATATCCATAATATGTCTCTTTCTTTCCGCAATATTATATAATACTTGGTCTGAAGTCTTACCCGTAAAATCATTCATTATAGTTATATCACTTCTTAATTGTGCTTGTGTTGCCTTAGATAAATAAATATAAATATCTACATTTCTCTCTTTCTTAGGTAATTCAATATGTGAATTAGTTCTTACTGCCCTACCTATAACTTGGTCTAATCTTACTGGATTCCAATATGGTTCTACAACATGAAGTTGTCGCACATTTCTAGTATTTAAACCTTCTGCTCCTTGTTTAGTAGTCATAAGGATTTCCAATAATTGTCCTCTTTGATTGGAGGTATTAATTGTTTCTACTTGTCTCCTAAGTTTATCTGGTAAATTATTTATTTTATCATTATATATATTTAAGATAATATCACTCTCTTCGTCGCCAGACCATATAGCATATTTGGGGTTAGTATCGTTTTTAGGGTCAAAATCTAAAACCCAATCTCCTGTCGAATCTTTCTTTACTTTAAAAGGAGAATATCCATTTGCTTTTAATACTAAACTTAATATACCAACACCCTCACACGTTTTATATTCAGTATAAATAAATTTAAGACCTTTTTGGGAACTTCCCCTATCTCTTAGTAATCTTTCAATAATTTTGGCGTATTTAGGGGAATATTTAGATAATTTTTCTGGATTTCCATTATCAAAAGCAAGATATTCGTCTCTATGTTTATCTAATTCTTTTAAAGCACTATAAAGTCTCTTTTCATATTCTTTACTCTTACCTTTAACTTCTCTAATTTTATGAACTAATTCTCCTTTTAATCTTTCTTTTTCTGCGGTTTTCTTTGCTTTAATTATTTTCTCTTCATAATCATTATTAAGTTCAACTATTTTTTGCGATATTTCACTATCATCGTCAAATTCTATATCTTTTAAATCACCTTTAAATGGTCGCTCTATTGTTTCAGGGAAAACAAACTGACACAACATACGAGAGTAAGCACGATATGAAGAATTTACCTTGAAAATATCTCCTTTTACATCTTTATTTTTCTTACCAATTGATAATCCCGGTTTCTTTTTCTCTTTCGAATTACTATCTTTTTCTATCTCACTCTTTCTTACTGCTGCATATTTATTAAACATATAATCACTCATAGGTATTTCCAATATTTCCTTAGTTCTTATATCTGGTACCAAGTCTTGATTAGCACTCGCTACATATGAAACCATACCAATAGTTCTTCTTTTAAATAATTCTTTATCTTTGATATCATTTTTATCTGCGTCATAGAACATATTCATAAATTCTTTATTATCGTCTGGAAAAGTTGTAGTAACTTCACTATTAACATATATAATTTTGTAATTGAGTTTTTCTTTTATATAAGTAGAAACTTGTTCTATGAATTGTGAATCAGAAATATTATTTAATTCACTTCTAACTAAACCATTCTCGTGATTAATAAACCCATATGGATTTCTACTAAATTTAACTTCCTTACTTCTACCATCTATTATCACTTGGTCTATTAACGGATGTTCATATAATTCATCTTCTAATTCGTCCCATTCTATTCTAGTTCTACCTTTACCGGGTTCCAATGTTAAAACATAATTGGTTATATATCCCCTAAGAACATTAAATATTTTCGCAACTTCAAAAGGAATATTTTTCATAGGTGTTCCAGATAAAAAGACAAACCTTACATTTCGAGCATTCATAAATAACTCATTCAATCTGGTTGCCCTCATACTTCCACCACCCGCCATACCATTAATAACATTATGGACTTCGTCAATAACTACTATTTTATCATCGAAATATCTTTCTAACTCCATTTTATCTAATTGTGCTGCGGTTAAACCGTTGGTATGTTTAAATTCATATTTGGAATCAATCATTTTCATAATTTGTAATTTAATTTTCTCTTTATCTTCACCAGAAAAAGAAGAAAAATTATCCTTTTTAGTGAAATCTATAAAGAAAGCACCTTTATTCGCATTAATTGTGGCCCTAGTAATACCAGTTTTTAACGCAAATAAATATGTTGGTCTGTCTTTTGTTGTAGAACATGGAAAAAAAACCCAATGTTGTTCTAATCTAAAATATTCGTCACCCCATTCCATTAATTGTTGAATATAATTTTGTTTAATACTCTTTTGTAATAATACAACCACTTTTCTTTCTTCCTTATTTGATTCTGTTATCTCAATAGAAGCACGCGTTTTACCTACACCCAAACCATGATATAATAGTAAACCTCTATATGGAGAATTAACACTTAAATAATCACGTACTATTTTTTGAGTGGGAAATAAATCTCTTTTTTCAGGTTTTACAGATTTAGGACATTCTTCATCCTCTAAATCACACTGTAATACTTTATTTCTTTCCTTGATTTTATATTTTTTAAATGTTGTATCAAACCACCTAATAAACTTCTTACGATTTGGATTTTCCCAATGAGATATTTTTAAACTATCATTTTCCGGTCTTACATATTTTTCCATACCTATAGGAACATTTACAGGTAACTGATTAAGAGAATCTGGTTCTTTTATACTCTTTTTTATAGTAATTGTTTTCTTTGCTAAAGTATTCTTTTTTACAGAGTTATTTTTTTTTACAGAGTTATTTTTTTTTACAGAGTTATTCTTTTTTACAGTGTTATTTTTTTTTACATTACTCTTTACAGCATTATTCTTTTTTACAGTATTCTTCTTAATACTTATTTTCTTTTCAATAGGACAAAAACCCATTTTAACCATTTTCTTATCTTTGTCTAATTCTGTCGCGCACCATTTTCCTTTTTGACCGGGTACGCATTCTTTATATAATTTCCCTTTATGAATGAAGGGGAATTGACATTCTCCTTCTTTGACTATATTGTGTCCTGTGTAATTTTTCCCTGTTTTATCTATTGTGGAAGCTATAATTTTTTGAGACATATATTAATATATTATAAATTTATTTTGAATTAATTATTATTATTTTTTTTGAAAATTTTCTTTGAATCTTTAGGTAAAATAATCATTTTCCCTAATCTTACACCACCAACTAAATGAAAATGTAAATAATCTATTTCTTGTCCTCCATCTTTATTACAATTTATTACAATTTATTACAATTTGATATTAGTCTACTATATTAAACTGTTTATCTAACTTTTTAGAAGTTAATAATATTTTAGACAAATAGATTGTATCTTCTTCTATATTATTTAGAGAAACTATCTTTTGTTTAGAATAATAAGTACGTCAGGATAAATATCTTCAAACGCGGTAATATATTAGTCTTGATAAACAATATTGGCAGGTGCTTCTTTATCTCTAATTTTTTTAAAAATATTTTTTTCCATTATATTTTTTATTATATTTAATTTTAGATAAATTAAAATAATATAAATTTTTTTTTAATTACTATTATTTTTTTATATTATTATTACTATATATAATGTCTACAACCGCAAATGATATATTTAATTTAAAAATTAATAAATATTATGGTGGTGATACTAAATTTAAAAATGTATTTAGTACAAATGTATTTATACCACGAGAATTAAACTTGGGACATAAAAGTTTTTCATACTTAACGGGGTTTATTAAATTAGTTGAAACATTTAAAAAAATGACTATGTGGAAAGAAGATAACCCTACAGAGAATTGGGGATTAGTTATATTTTGTGATAAAGATTTAGTTACATTTGATGAAGAATATATTGAAACTACCTATGGTTTTCATTGGAATAATACATTAAATAATATTAATATTAAACAAAAATATATTGAAAACGAAAATATTATTATTAAACTATATTCGTTATATAAATTATATATTGATCATATAAAAAATAATGTAGATAAGTATAATTTCGTAAAAATATATACTTATGAAGATACACGTTTAAAAAGTGAAAAAGAGTATTTAGGTTTACCTTCTACATATGGTTCATTTATAAGATTTATACCAATATTTACTGATTACCCCGTTGGTTCTTTACTCAAAAAAGAATTTGCTGATATTGAGAAGGTTTTTTGTATAAATATTAGTCACGCTATAACAAGAAATTTAATGACTTTAGTATCAGAATGGGAAGACAGTAAAAAACATATATGTACTAGTAATTTTGGTTATTACACTTGGGGAATGTATCCTGACAATAAAAAATTTTTTTCAACTATGAAAGTGTTAAAGCCCAGTTCCTTATATAAACCATCATATGCGGATAGAATACCCGCTGGATTATTTGGTGTAGTGAAAGAAGGTATTAATAAACAATATAGTTTATTCAAACAATATTTAAATATTTTAGTTGGCAAATATAAAACAGATAAAACAATATTTGATTATTCTATTGATGAAATTTTACTGAGTAGTATATTTTCGGAAGAATTAGAAGATAAAGATGAAACTAAAAAATTTTTTTTATATAGTAGTGAAGACTTGGATGAAAGCTTGTTCCAGGAAATTAAAGGAAAGACTGGTATAGAAACAATAATGGCTGACAAAATAAATATCATTTTAGCGGATTCTAATTATGATAAATTATTTAATGATTTTGATACATATATTAAAACAAACTCAGATTTGTCTAGTCGAATTGAAATAATAACTATGTCAAAGAGACAAAACAAAAAAAGGTTTAATATTAATATTAACAATTTAGATTATATTTCAGATAAATTAAATATAAAAATAAAAGAATTAATAAAAGTAAAGCCAGATAATGTTCATTATATAGATTTCTTATTTACAATTTTAAAATACGATGATGAAGAAGAAATATATATTTCAGTTGCTAATTCTAATATAATATTACCTTACACAAAACTGTATAATAAAACATTTTTAAAAGATAATTCGGATATAAATATACAATCAAATCATATATATTTATCAAGAGAATTTATGAATTATATAGGTGAACCACTCATAAATTATTTTAAAATTGAAAAAAGAGAAAAAAAATATAATTTTGTTACTTTATTACAAAGTGGATTTGATGAATTAAAACCATTAATATTATATTCAGAAAAATTTCCTTTTGATGGAGTTAATTTTAATTATTATTTAGAATTAATATGTATAGATAAATATAACAATAATACAGAATTAAAAGATTTATTAGATATAATTATTGAACATTATAATAAAGAATTACCTTCTATATACAATTCTATAGGCAATTTGGTTGTTGGAGGTTATAAAAAAAAAAAAACTTCTAAAAAAAAGAAAAGTAATAAAAAGAAAAGTTATAAAAAGAAAAAAAGTTATAAAAAGAAAAAAACTTTAAAAAAGAATAAAAAAACTTTAAAAAAGTAAAATAATATAAAATTGAATTTAAAGATTGAAAATTATTATTAATATAAAATGGAAAACGAAATTATTAAACTAAATCCTTTTAATATAAAAAATAAACTCATTACAAAAGAGGGAGTTAATAAAATATTAAAGGAATATGATATAGAAGAAGAAATACATAATTTAGAGTATTATCAAAGAGCATTCATTCATAAATCCTATATTAAAAAGGAAAATAAAGACGATGTAGAATTAGAGGAAAAACCGGAAGATTGTTTAAATTTACAAGAAACTTCAAATGAGCGTTTAGAATATTTAGGAGACGCCATATTATCCGCAACTGTTGCTAGTTATTTATATGAGAGATTTCCAAATGAAGAAGAAGGATTTATGACTAGAATTAGGACTAAATTAGTGAATGGGGAAATGTTAGGTTCACTTGCGGATAAAATGGATTTAAATGAACATTTAGTTATTTCTAGACACGTAGAGGAGAAATGTAATGGGCGGAATAGTGTAAAAATATTGGAGGATATATTTGAATCGTTTATAGGTGCCATATATTTAGATTTTAATGAAACTGAAGTGGAACACCCTAGGTTAGATTTTTATTCTGGTTTAGGTTTTCAGATATGCCAGGTATTTATTATCAGTATTATTGAAAAATTTGTAGATTTTAGTGATTTAATATTAAATGACTATAATTACAAAGACCAACTTATGCGTTATTTCCAACAAAAATTTAAACATACTCCCAAATATAAAGAAATATTTGTTGAGGGACCTCCAAATAATAGAAGTTTTACAATGTGCGTTATGAAAAATGATAATACAGTTTTAGCATATGGTAAAGAGAAATCTAAGAAAAAGGCTGAACAACTTGCGTCAAAAAATGCATTAATTAATATGGGATTAATTGAAGAATAATTATTTAGCTTTACCCTTCCCTTTATGTGTCGTATAACCACTTTGAATATTACTTTTTGATAATGGTTTCCCAGTTCTTCTATCTAAAACAATTTTTCTATTATTTTCTTCAGTATTAGAACCCGATTCTGTATTTGGAGCTACTGGCTCTGCTGGTCCTGCAGAATTATTTGAATATAAAGAAGAATCATTATTTTCTATACTTGTTATTTTCATTGTATTTTGTTCACTTAATTTACACCATTTAAAGTTATCTAATGTTAAAATTAAATTATTAGGGTGTTTAATATTTACATTTGATAAATTATTAAAAAATTTATTTCCTATAATTTTGTTTTGTAAACTACGAGTGCCTTGTTTAAAACTTTTAGCATTAACAAAACTTCTTTTAAAATCTTTTTCTTTTAAATTAATTAAAAAAGTAGGAACACTATAATATTTTGATTTATGTGCCAAAACACTCAATAATACTACAAAAAAATCATCAATCATACTACCTCTCTCTCCTTTATGTATTTCTACCATATATTTATTTAATAATTCATTTTCATCTTTTGTTAACTCCTTAAAATTTGTCAAAGAGTTTTGATTATGCCTTAAAATAAAAACAAAATAACCTTTTTTTATTAAATTAATAATTAATTCTTTAGTTTTATTAGGTTTAAATATTTTATATCGTAATAAATTTTCTCCATCTATTATTACTATCTTTTTTTTAATACTTTTTTTTGATTTTTCTAAATACATATTCGCTTCCTTTATTAGTTCATTTATCATTCCTTCTCTATTTAACACTGCTAAATCTGCGGAGAAGGTTTTTTTTTTTTCATCTATAATTTCAAAGGCAAAATCACCTAAAAATTTTTTTAAATTATCATTTATATTTTTTAATTTTAATTTATCATTATTTATTAATTTTACACTTTTTTTTTTTACCTTTTTTGATTTAGAAGTTTTTTTTTTGGAAGCGGGACCAACAGAATTATTTACGAATGGGGAAGCAGAAATAGTAGAGTTCTTCTTGATAAATTCTAATATAGTTTTATCATAGTTATAAATTTTATTTTTTAATATTATTTGTATCAACTCATTTTTTATTATTGTAAATTCTTTTTTGTTATTTTTTATTATTGTAGATTCGTTTTTGTCTAATTTTATTATCAAAGTGTTTATTTTGCCTATTGCGTTATATAATTTTTCACTATCTTCAATTATGGCTTTAATATGTAATATTGTTCTATTTAATTTTTTAAAATCCATATACAATAATAATATATTTAAAAATTAAGAAAATAATATATTCTTTTAGAGATTACTTTACCTATTTTTCTTTTTTTCCCTTTTAATTCTATATTTGTAAAAAGATTTTCTCTTTCTTTTTCCAATTCTAAATTGTTATATTCTTGAATTATTTTTTTTATAGAAGAATATTTATCTAATATAGTGTCCACGAATATTTTAGATACACCGGGAATTTGTAATAATATAAATTGATTATATACTTCAGGTGTTAAACATTTCTTTTTAGTTAATATTTTAGTATCTACATAATCCAATGTATCAGATACTTCATTAATTAATTTAGAAACGCATTTCTTATCCTTTAATGTTTTATCTATTAACCTTTCAATAAAATATATAGTTTCATCTATATTCTCAGTTCTATAAATATTTAGACCATCTCTAAACATAGTATTTATAATACTTCCCTGTAATGTTTTCTTATCAACTTTACCGTGTTTCATATCTTTCAATTCCCCTTCTATTAAAAATAAAATATTTTTAGTATCTAAATCTGAATTAAGTAATCTATATTTTTGTTCTTTGTGTCTCCCATCTCTAATTGACGCTGCTAAATCAGCAGCAGTTTTCCTCTCTATTAGTAAGATAATATTATTATCATATTTTAAAATTATATCACCAAGAGTTAGATTTACAATATTACAATATGACTTCTGCTCGAAATATTCCTTTAAACATTTTTCTCGATAATCAATTTCTAATGTAAATTTACCCATATATATTTTAATATATAATTCTTTTATATATTAAAATAAATGATTATATGAAAGAATTTTTTAATTTAATAAATTTATTATACTAATAAATGATTATAAAAGATTTTATTTAATTCAATGTCATACCAGAGACTTCGGTTGATTGTTTATATTCTTCATTTAAATTGTCATATCCTCCTATTTTAGTAACTGGATAGAAAATACCATTTTTACCTTTTGGTTTAAATTGGATTAAGTTAGACCCTCCATTTTTATGAGAACTTTCAAGTGTGCTTTGTTTTTTATATGCCTCTTCTAAACTTAATAATTTTACTATAATTTTAACAGACCCAGATTTAAAAGATATATCAATTTGTTTATTTTCATAATCTAAATTAATCTCTTTTAATCTCATAAAAATAATATATCTTAATCGTGTTTTTATTGTATCAATATCTGGATTCTTTAAATCACTTAATTTCATTCCTTCAATAGTAAAAATAATTTCATCTTTATTTATTTTAGATGTAATTTCTTTATCTATTTTCAAAATTTCTTTTATTGTATCATTTATTTGTTTCAAAAATTCGGTACTTGGCATATTGATTATAAAGAAATCTGTTTTAACTGTATTTTTTGGAGAAGGTGATGGTTTAGTTTCAGGTGACGGTTCTGGAGAAGGTGAAGGTTTTGGAGAAGGTGAAGGTTCCGGTTTTGGAGAAGGTGAAGGTTCCGGTTCGGGAGACGGTGAAGGTTCTGGTTCAGGAGAAGAAACAAAATGTTCTTGTGTTTTATAAGCAAAATTATAAATAATAAATGCTATAATTAATACTATTAAAAATAAGTTTTTAATAATTTTCATTTATTATTTATAAAGATAAAAAAAGTAAGTAACAAATTTATTAAACAATTTTAATATAAGGCGCAAAAATACCACTAACTCCCTCTGGTTCATATTGGACTATATTTTCTGTTCCACCTGGCATATTAAAGGTGGACATAAATTGTTTCCATTCTTCAATATCACTTAATTCTTGTTCTTCTATAGATGTTTCACTTGGTCCTTGAGCATATTCTTCAGGTAAAATTTCTAAAACAATTTTAAGAGAACCGTGTAAAACGAATACTCTTATTCTTTCCTTTGGAATATTATACATTTCACTTTTACTTGATATATATAATTTTTGTAAATGTTTATAATAAATATCAGTCATAACATTTTTAATATGTTCTCTCTTTTCTTTTATTTGTATATGATGATCTAAATTTTTACCATTAATTATAATAGTAAAATAAAATTTAACTTCATCATATGTAAATGTAATTTCGGTACCTACTATTTTTTTCATTTCTGTTTCAATCTTGTCAGTTAAACCTAAACTATTAAAATCAGTTATTTTAAATTTAACTGGTGGTGTAGTATTATCAGAACATTCAGGACTTGGACCTGGACAAATATTAATACAATCATAATAAGTAAGTTTTGCTTCTACAAGTGAGTTTAAAAGGTTTATATATATTGTATTTAAGTTTTTGACATTTTCACGGAAGGTTGATAAATCAATATCATTACAAGTAGAATCAGTACAAGTAGGACCAGGACAGAGAGAATCAGTACAAGTAGGACCAGGACAGAGAGAATCAGTACAAGTAGGACCAGGACAGAGAGAATCAGTATTGGTACATTTGGGAAATCCCCTGTCTTTTAAAAATAACTGATACCATATTGGTTTTACTTTGTTCAAATACATACTATCAAATTTATTTTTGGTTTCTTCAAACATGTTATCTGCTAATTTAAAAATATCTATTTCTATTTGTTTATTATTTGTATCTTTATAAATTCTTAAACCCGCATATTGTTGATGAATTGGTGTTATATCAACATTATCTACTACAAAATAATTAGTAACTTTATAAAAATTTGATGGTTTGTTTAATCTAGTATTTATGTATTGTTTAAAGTTTGAATCAGTATTAATAGAATTAATACTTGCCATATTTGTTATATAAAATGTTCTTAATTTATTTTGTAAATTAGTCTTTATAGTCTCTAAGCTAGTTGCTTCTTTACATTTTGCTTGATTATTTTGAGAATAAAAATTTTCGACAACATTATCACCTATAAAACATTCATCTAACAATTTATTTTCTGTTCCACAATTTTCTCCACTTACCGTTGAGGCCGCTTCTGCTGCTTCTGCTGCGGTTGATGCTTCTGCTGCGGTTGATGCTACTGCTGCGGATGCTTCTGCTTCTTCTGCGGATGCTTCTGCTGACGCTACTGCTGCCGCTATTGCTTCTGCTGCTTCTGCTGCTGCTTCTGCTGCGGTTGATGCTACTGCTGCTTCTGCTTCTGCTGCTGCTTCTACTGCTGCTTCTGCTGCTTCTGCTGCTGCTGTTTTACACTTATATTCATTTCCCTTTTTACTATAAAATTTATTAAATAATTCAATTAAATCTTCTTTATTAATATTAATCTCATTATCTTTAATTTTAATATTTTCTTTTTCCAATTCCCAATCTTCATAATCAAAATTGGGTGGCATCATTTCTTTTAATTTATATGGTTTTGATTCTTTTGAATATTTTATATTTATATTATAAGTATCATTCATATATGTTGGATTCATATATGATGGACTCATATTCATATTTGGTGGACTCATATTCATATTTGGCGGACTCATATTCATATTTGGTGGACTCATATTCATATTTGGCGGACTCATATTCATATT